AATCGGTTAATCTGGTAAAACTGAAAGTGCACTATATCGGAGATATAGGTTGTGGGAGCTGCCAACCGCTCCCAGCGACCTTCTGGAAGGTTAATCTGGAAGTGCCGTGCTCGTGCTGTAGGAATGAAATGGGGTGGGGTGCATCGTTGTCTGCAAATATCTCGGTGTGTCCATTCCATTCCGCTCGGGAAATCTATCAGACAAACATTGCTGTCAGGGTGGCGCTGTATCTGGCACAATCCTTCAATCCATAGACAAAGCTATCTGTGGTGTGGCGAGGTAATCATTGGTGTTGTAGTTGAGGGAATGAATTGTTGAATGTTGGTGTGGTGTAGTCGTGAGAAGGAAGGGCACGCTTGGGATGATGACAGAGAGAGGAAGAGCGAGAGTGAGAGAGCGAGAGCGAGAGGCAGCGCTTGATTTGTTGCTGCAAAGCTCGAAGGATTAATTGATTGCAGGCTTGGTGTGGGTTGTGGGTGTGTGATGTATCGAAGAGGAGAGAAGCGAAGAGGAGAATGACAGCAGCAATGGACAAGTGAAAGACAACAACGACAGAGCAGCTTCGCACTCGAGCTTCGAGGAGCGATGAGATGATTGACTCGAGGAGAATGACAGGTGGTGTGTGTGGGGTGGGGAGATGGGCGATTGCGCTGGACAAAAGGCAGCGGCAGTAGGGTGGCCAGTTCAATCGTATAGCATTTTTTCACCCATGCATTCTTATCTGACACACCAACACCACACGGCAGCTCCTCTTATGGATAGACTTATTCAAAAATAAAAAGATGGGGCAGCTCGGAAGCCACCCCAATGGTGTGAAACCATTTCATCGTGAGCGAGGTGTGTTCATTCAACGATGATAGGGCACTTGTCCTTTCGGCACTCTCCACTCTCATTCATTTTGTGGTAGCAAAGCTTGCCCTTCCTCGAGGGACAAACCCACCGTGAAACTTCGAGTCGCACATACCATAGCTTGCTCATCCAGCCACCGTCCAAGCAGGTCTTTGCCAGACACATACATGCAGGTCGGGCAGGTATTCATAGCCTTGCGACAACAGAAGCTCGAGCGAGGGAAGGCTTGGTGAAATTATTATGACAGCCTTGACACCTTCCTTCAGCTTCTCTCCCGAGAGCGCCTTAAAGTGTCCCTTCCCTCGATACTCTGGCTTAATTGTGGCAAAACCCACTGTCCTGACGCCATTACGGTCAAAGTAATAGCCTTCATACATCTCTCCGAAGTCGGACATTGGGCGCTCCCTCTCGAAATCCCAAAAGTCATCGTTCATGCTTCACCTTCCTCGCTTCATCTATCTCGCAACCGCAGTGTCCAGCAAACTTCATGCAGTGAAGACAAAGCAGCCTTCCGCAGATGCAATCTCTGTTTGTCCAATCACCGCAGCGAGAGCACCTGCCGACCTTCTCACCCTCTTGCTTCAGCCTGCGACCTGTTCCACCGCATGCCTGACACTGCGCATCGCCACTCACTCGAATGATAAAGCCCATCCCCTCGCAGTCAGGACACCTTATCCAGACCTTCCTTGCCATCAGGCATCACCATCCTGCTTAATCCGAATGCCAATGCACTTCCTATCTTCCTTCAGGTCTTGATAGCGCTCATATCTCCCTTCCTTCAGGAGCTTCTTGACGGCATAGTGCACGACTCCACTGCTTGCCCTCGCTTCTGCCTGTATCCTGACCAGCAGGATGCCTTCAGGCTTCTCCTTGAGCGCTCGGTCAATGAATTTCATCACTCGCTCGGTCGCACCCTTGTCCCATTCGCTCGAGGGAGTCGGAGTTTTGTGATGCGGTGCTTTCGGTCTGTAAGGTCGAGGAAGGTTGAGGATTTCAAGCTGGCTATCTGACACAAGGAATTCATTGCCGCACTCGGTGCACTTCATCACATGTTTCCCTTCGTGCTCACCGCCATTCCTCGCTCCCTTGTTTCCACAGCTTGGGCACTCGAGTGGATAGATATACTGGTCAGGCCTGTCAGATGTGCCTTTCGTGGCCACTTCTGGTGGATTTCCTGCCAGTATCTTCGTCAGCGTGTCCCTCTCTGCCTTCAGCTTTGTATGTCTGTCAGCGAGGATGGATATTGCATTGGACAGGCCTGCCAGCTCTCCCTCGATTGCTTTCAATCTCTCCGCACAGAACACTCTCGCAAGCTCTTCACTCATTTGAACCACCCATCCGCTCGACTCTCGCTGGTATGACCTTCGTGATGTTACAGTGGTCACAGCACTTGCCTTCCCTCGCCAGTGGGTCAGGATTATTGCCATGGCCATAGATGTATGCACCACAGAGCACGCAATACAATGCGTCATCTGCTCTTCGCTCTGCCGCAGCTTCGCAAGAAGCTCCACCCTCGCAGCCTATTCGACCGCAGGTGCGGCAACGCTCCTCGCTCACGTGGTAATATCCATCATTGTCATAGCTCATTCGACCACCACCACATCGGCCAGAATGCTCTCCAGCACTTCGTTTGGTTCACTGTCGGCAATGGGCATCTCCTCGACAACGATGCGCTCCAACTCCTTCTCCCAGCACCCTGTACAGTAGCCATCACCCTCGATGTAGAACACTTTGTTTGGATGAGGGCACTGTACAATCTCGGTGAAATAAGGGTTGTAGCTCATTCGACCACCTTGCCTTTGAGGTAATCCACTGGAGCAATCCATCCTTCAGGAGCTTGTTCAATCGACACGAGTGTTTCGATGTTGACCACTTGACCAGTGCCCACTTGAGCAAGGAAGGTTATCATTTGCTCAAAGTAGGGATACCAATCTGGGCGCTTCTCGGTCAGCCATATGCCATAGGCAATCGCTCTGGCTCTCTCGGGATGGATGCCCCAACCCATCTGGCACTCGAGTGATGCCAGCTTCTCGAGAGCTTCCTTTGGGTCATCGATTTCCTTGAGGGAGTCGAACATCAGTTGAGCTTCAATAACCAGTGTGTTGCTCATTCACTCACCTCACTGTCGATGGTTGCATAGACTTCAGCCAACACATCGTATGGCATCAAGTCTTGAAGGCCAAACTTCTCGTGGCGCTCGGTCAGGAGCTTCGTGATGAGTGCTTTCAGGATTGGGCAATGCTCAAATCCCTTCTTGCGTGCCTTCCGCTCCTCGTTGAACAGTTGACTCCACATCGAGTGCTCAAAATCCTCGATGGCTTTGGTGGTGGCGTCATCCTCTTCCTTCTGAAGCTCCTCTTCCTCAACGATTTCCCACTTTCCACCCAGCTCCTCGACAAGCTCCTTGAGGTCATCGAAGAGTTGAGTGCGCTCTTTGGCGGTGATGACCAGCTCGGAGTGAACGGTGAGGCCATCGTCATCCTTTGTGAAGAAGCCTTGAACCATCGTGCCTTCGGTTTGCCAGAGGAAGAGCTGATTGGTATGGAGCGCTCCTTGATTGAACTTCAGACCGTATGCCTTGTACACCTTCTTGATTTTGTCTTTGTTGTTGCTGTACAGTTGGTCTGGCAAGATTGCCTTCTCACGCACCTTCATTGTAGCACCTCTCTGCAAGCACCTCGAGTGCGGTGATGACATCATCGTATGCCATTGCTTCATTCTGTATCAGCTTCAGCGCTTTCGGTTTGAAGGCTTCCCAGCCAAATTGATGCCTTGTGGTCGCATAGCCACCATCTGGATAGGTATGCTTGGTCACACGGCAATACACGACCTCTGCATTGATTAGCCTTCCCCTGCCATAGCAATCAGGGCATGGCATCATTTCAGGCATCATTCCTGTTTCGTGGTAGAGTGGGTTGTCATCTCGCTCGATGACCTGCCCTGTCCCATTGCAAATCGGACAAGGGTGTTCAGGGACATCAGCGTGGCAGCTCGGGCAACCGAGCAATCCGTCAGCGACCTGCTCCAAGCTTGCCATAGCGCAGAATGGGCAGGCATCTCCGACCTTGTTCACTGCCTTGGCTTCTGGCTTTGGTTGGGATGGGTACACACACCCCAAATCAATGAGAAGCATGTGCAACATCTCTGGCTCGGGAGTGCCGATTGTCAAAATCAGCTGCTCACCGTCAAGCTCGTGGCTCACCTTCGTGTCCTTGTGGAGCATCCCAGCTTCCTTCCGAGCGAGGATTTCAAGGTGAAGGTCTTGACTTCTCTCTTCGGTCGGTCTGACCACGAACACATCACCCTCTCTCCTGACGAGAGCGGTGGGCACTCGCTTGCCTCTCATTCGGTCGATGGCGCTGTCCAGACCGCTCCAGATGTCCTTCCACGGTCGCATCAGTATTCCATCCTTTGTCCAAGCAACCAATCCTTCCTCGCTCGTGGTGAAGTAGATTTTGTCATCTCCATCACCTGTAGCTCCGATGGAGTTGAGGAAGGGCACTTTGAACTTCCCATCCTCATACTTCTCGACAACCTGCCAATTCATCTGTCCCACCCCTTTGGACTGTAGATGTCAAGCACTTTGTCCACATGCTCTGTCCTGATGCGCTTGACCTCGACAAACCAAGCCTGCTCATCGAGTTTGGCCTGCCAAATCCAATCTGCGACCTCGAGCGCCTTGCCCTTTTTGGTGTAGTCCACAATGGCGCAGCTCTCATCTCCCTTCAGGCGCACATGCCCTTTCGGGAAGTATGTGTTCATTAGCAGGACATCAGTCAGCTCTTCCTTCATTCCGAGCTTCTGAAGGCAGCGCTTGCAATTGACCTGCTCCTTGACATTGGTCTCATGGATGTAGTTGCCTGTTGTGTAGGTCGTGCCGCACCACAGCTGGCCATAGCCATTGCCACCCTCTCCGCACCAGTGGAAGATTGGAATGTCAGCTTCATTCCTGTACTTGTTCGCATACTCGAGGAAGTCAGGCAGCTTGTCGTCAGCGTTGACGGGCAGCACCCAACCAACAACCACCGACTTCTCCCTGACCTCGAGCACCTGAAGGTTGTACTCGGAAATCCACTTGCGGTCATCCTTCCGCTCGAATGTGTCACCCCAAAACTCGAATGGCGCAGACTCGCTCACATTCGCCCACTCATTGACTCGAGTGGTCTTGAAGTGCACCTTTGAGCCAACATCTGGGATGGCCTTCTGGCGCTCCTTGTCGCAGCAGTCCACCATCACCTTCAGCTCCTCTCGAGCTTCGCCATTGACCTCGACTTCCTCGAGCAGTAAGAAGTATTTCATGTGGCTCTCGGTCTGGTCATATCCGAAGCTCTGCGTGTAGGTCTTGATGCGACCGATTTGCTTGGCTATTCCAACGACATCATTCTTGTAGCTGCCGTGGTTCCAATTCTTGTCGTTGTCGCTGTAGGTGGCATCCATGTCCTTCTTGTGCTTCCTCACGCAACCACCTCATCTGCTGAATATCCGCAAGGGCATCGGACATGAACGATGTGTCCATCTTCCTCGAAGCTCTCGCTGACCTGTGCTGTGTCCTTCTTGCACTTGGGGCAAGTGATGTTCGATGCTCTGGGCATTTACAACACCTCTCCCAAGCGCTCTTTTGACTGCTCGATTTCCTCGATGACCTCACGGATAAGGTCAGCTTCCTCTTGCAGCTGCTCGCTCACCTGATTGCCACTCTCGAAGTAATCTTCAATGTTGGCAATCCTCTCTTCCAAGCTCTCGGCAAGCTCTTCAAGAGCCACCAAGTGCTTGGCTATTCCTTCATCGACTTGCGTCAATATTTTTCTATCTTCGTTGTTCATGTTTCACACCTCGCAGGGAAATATCCCTGTCAACCATTAAGGTTGTTAGGGCATATAAATATTTCCTTGTACAATAATTCTCATCCTTCGATTTTATTATGTCCAACAAATAATTAACTCGAGCTGATAGCCATGAAATTATATTTCTGTCAGGATAATATTTTTTCCGTGCCATTTTCCAGAATATGTGTGAATAAATATTTCTGTCAGAATAATAATTTTTTTTAGCCACAAAATTTGCCCTACTCAACGATTGGAGCCAACAGAGTATTAGCGTACAGCTGAACACAAAGCGTGGCAGAAAGTGGCTTTTTGGCCACTCTCCTGTTGGATGATTTTTATCTGTCAGGGAAAAAATAAAAGTGCCCTTCCTTGTGAAAGGGCAGTGGGAAGAGGTCATTTTCATCTGTCAATCCTCACCAAGCTCGATGACTTCATCATCACTGGATTTGGGTGCAGATTTTGGAGTGGGCTTGGCCTTCGATTTTTTGGGCTTGTCATCCAGCATGTCGGAGCAACCGTCACAAAAGATTTCCCGACCTGAACCTTGCCATCCATGTCTTGTCTTTGCTTTCATCACCGCATCCTTCCTGTCAAGCTCGGCAGGGAAGATGAGTGTGCCTTTGCATCTTGCGCAGCTGATGGAATAGACCAGCTGACCTTCCTTTATCGCAACTCCTGCTCTCATAGGGTTCACACCTCACTGAAGGGAGATTTCTTTAAAATCTTAAATACCTTTCTGGCTTCCGAACACGACCAAGTTGCATAACATTCATGTAGTTCACCGAGAATATCGGAAGCGATGAGTTCAGATGCAGAAGTTCAGCCGAAGCCTGCAATCATAGTCAAGCCTGATGCGGAGAAGCAGCAGGTGAGTGTTTCTGTCGATACAGATGGCGATGGAAAGCCTGATTTTGAGAAGAGCTTCACTGTGAAAGACCCAAGGGTTTGGGCAGCCATAGGCTGGATACTTGCTGGTATATCGATTGCCAAGAATTTGGGCATATGGTAATCAAATCATTTCACGATTGCCTCCCCCCTTTTTTTTATTTTGACAGAGCGATAGATTTCATTTAAGATTTCGAGGATTTTAAACAAAAACTTGGGGAAGATTTTTATACAACGCTTACGATTTTAAGGTTGTCGAGTTTTGCCGATGCGAACAAGACACTCCTGCTGGAGCGGTCTGACCAACCGCTCCGCTCATTTAATCGGTGAAGATGATGGATGAACAAGAGAGGGCAGACAAATGCCCAATATGTGAAGAGCCACACGGAATAGGTCGAGCGGAAGATTGTCCAACTGACCTCTGTAATCAGTGCGCTCTCAATCGCTTTTATCTCGATGACGACAGGGAAGTGCGCTTCAGGAAGGAAGTGGAAGTGCGCATATCCAAGCTCAAAGAATTATTCAAGGATGACTATGACGACACGCTCCATCGCAAGATGGTTGAGCAAATGGTGCGTTGCGAGATTGCGATTGACCGCTATGACCAACTGATACAGAATGACAACGAAGCTCCTCAAACTGCCGAGCTTCTGAAGTCAGAAAGGCAACAGTGGAACAAGCTTGCAGACAAGCTGAACATGACCATCGCCAAGCTCCGTGGAGATACAAAGAAGGTGGAGCACGACTTCACTAATGACTTCAGGGAGTATCTCAAGAGGATTATGATTGATGGGGATGGCAATGGACAAGGACAAGAGCAAGAAGAGTCAGAAGAGTGATAAGCGCTCTGTACCACTGACCGAGTATCTTCAGCTGACCAAAGGGCAATCCATCTCTCGAGGAATGAAAGCGAGGAAGCAAAAGAATGAAGATGACAACCGATGAATTTATTGAGCGCTGCGCTGACGATGTTCCCTTTTTTGCCCATCATATTCTGTACAATCAGAAGCGAGAGCTGACGCCAAAGCAGGTCGAATTGATTGAAGCGCTTCGGAAGTATCCGCACGTGGCTGCGATATTCAACCGTCAGGGTGGCAAGACCGAAGCCTTGGCTGTGTATGACACTCATGAGCTTTGCTTTGGGAAGGCAAAGGATGGCGAGGCAGACCACACCATCATATATGCTCCAATCCTTGACCAGACACAAATTATCATGTCCCGCATCCATCAATTTCTGAATATCCCTATCCTGCGAGGATTTGTCAAGGATAAATTCAAGTTCACCATAGAGATGAACAATGGCAACACTATTACGGCAAAGTCTGCATCAGAGCAATCGCATGTCAGAGGACATAGCCCAACGAAGATACAAATTGACGAAACACAAGACATCAGCGACCGAGTTTATTTTGATGACATTCTCCCGAGCGGAGCAGCGACAGGTGCAAGAGTTCAGGAAACAGGAACACCAAAAGGTAGAAATCATTTTTACAACTTGTACAGAATGAAGGACAAGACCGTGAAGATTGTGACACAAACTTGGGAAGAGTGCCCTTTCATCGACAAAGAATTTGTGAAGCGAAGGAAGGCCAGAATGCCCAGAGATAAATTCAATGCTGAATTCATGTGTATCTTCCTCACTGAAACCAGTGTAGCCTTCTCGACAAATATGCTTGAGAAGATAATCACACTTGACCCAGAGGGAGCAGGAGTGCCAGATATGAGCACATTCTATCTCGGTGGGGACATCGCCAAGCAGGATGAGTCGGTGTTTGTAATCCTTGGCCATAATCCTGCCGACAATAAGCTGTATCAGGTCGATATGAAGCGCATGTCTGCCTTCCGCTCTTACAAGCTCGTGTTCAACGAGATTATTGACCTTTGCGATGAATACAGGATTGCCTATGGCCTCATTGATATGACAGGAGTGGGTGAAGGCATAGTCGATATGCTTCCACCAGACCTTCCACTTGATGGCGTGTTCCAATCCAACGAGGAGAAGGAAGCCATGGTTGAGGAATTTATCAAGCTCGGAGAGGGAGAAGCAGAAGAGGGATTTGACCCACAAATCCAACTATGGAAGGATTACGATTTGAAGCAGCAATTCTATGAGTGGGAAGCCAAGAAGCTCAAGAGCGGAAAAACACGATACCATCATCCAACTGGTGGCCACGATGACATTGTTATGGCAGTGCTTGCTGCATGTAAAGCTTTCAAGGATGACACAGATATAGTTGATTATGGGGATGGCGTCAGTGCAAGAGCTGCGGATTACAGGAGAGCCAGTGATGTTCTTGCCAGCCGAAATCCCTTAAAAATCTTAAACACTGAAAATCCTCTCGACAGGTTGTAGAATTATATATAATTCTATCGTGCGATAATCTTATATTTGAAGATGCATAACATTTATATATTTATGCCGATATTTAACCGATAGGATTTGGGATGCCTGAAGAAGCTGTTGAGAATTATGGTGCCAAAGAGCGTGGCTATGTTCAACCGTATGATGATTATTTAGACCAGATGATTACATACATTGACCACTATGCTACAGATGAGCCAAGCATGGAAGCTCGAAGGAAGATGATGCGTGATGCTCAAGTCAAAGCGGTCGTGGGGATAATTGAAGAGGCAGTGCTTTCGACAGGCTGGGAAATCCATTATGATTGGGAAGTGGACAAGGAGCTTGGAACACAAATGGTCAACTTCCTCTATGAGACACTCAATCGTATCAATGAGACACCCCAGAGCGCTGGTGGAGTCGAGGATTTGCTTGAGAAGATGATGGATGCGCTCTGGTTCAAAAAGAGCACGATTGAGCTTGTGTATGCTCACGATAAAATGAATGAGTACATCTTCGTAAAAAAGGCCAAGCTTCTCCCACCTGAATCCATCAGGCTGCCTATCGACCACCTTGGCAATCTTCTCGCTGTAGAGCAGTATCCATACAGCATTGAGCAGGAATATCTCGAGTCAGGAGATTATGTCAGGCAGGGTGTTGACCCAGTCGAGTTGGACATGGACAAAATCCTTCTCTGGATAAATGGAGATGACTACAGCCAATATCACGGCAAGAGTGAATTGGATGCCATCTACAAGTATTGGTTCTTGAAGGATTTCATTCTCAAATTCTGGTCAATGTTCATTGAGCGCTTCGGTGCTCCGCTCCTCGTGGCCTTTGTGAAGGCCAAAAATATGAAGGCAGCTCGGGATGGATTGAAGAACATCATCACACAAACTTCCTTCACGCTCGAGAAGGATGACAAGATGGAGATTGTCGAGCCAAAGAAGGAAGGTGAAGCCTTCAACAACATGATTAAGTATTGTGATGGTGAAATCACAAAAGGCTTGCTGATGCCTACACTTATGATTGAGACAGGTGAAGGTGGCTCGAAAGCTCTTGGTGATATACAGTTCAAGCTCTTCGAGTATCGCATTATGTTCATCCAGAGGAAGCTCCAAAACTTGATGAGAGCACTTATCAAAAAAGAAGTTGATTTGAACTTCCCGAATGTGAAGCATTATCCTGTCTTCACTTTCAAACCACTCACGATTACACAGCGCAGGATGATGGCGCAGACCTTCGACCTGCTTATCAAGAATGCACTCATCCATCCGCTCGAGCCATGGATAAGGAAGGAATTGCAGCTGCCAGAGATGGATGATGAATTCTGGGATGACCTCGACCAAGCTTGGCGTGCAAAGATGACCGCAGGGAGTCAGACAATTATCGACACGCCCACTCCTGTTGCCGACATAACAAGGACAGAAGCTCAAACACCACAGCGTGAAGCAGCTCCTGTAGGTGAGAGTCAGCGAGAGCTTTCACAAACGACTCGCATCAAGAGGCAACTCGACAATGCTGACCAGAAGTTTGCCGACTTCTTGGTGCCACAGGTTTACAGCAACATCGAAGCTCTCGTCAAACATGTCGAAGAGGAGCTGAAGGCAGACAAGAATATTGAGTTTGCCAAGATGCCATCTTGGCTCAAGAATTTAAAATACAAGTTCACTGGACTCGAGGAAGGCTTCAGAGAGATGATGGATGACATTCTTGTTGATGTCACACTTGAAGATAATTCGCACCTCACTCGTTATGGAATGAAGAGTGCGTTTGATGTACCAACGAGGACAGGAGCTTTCAGGTGGATTGACCAAAGGATGACTGACATCAGGTCTGGCCTTCTGGACTATGGGAGCGCCAATGCAAATGAGTTGGAGCTTCGCATCCTTGAGGACACAAAGTTGATAGTCCAGAAAGGTCTTGACGAAGGCTTGCGAGGTCGAGATGTTGTGAACAATCTTCGTGAGACAATGTTGGGCAAGAGATACAACCCTGCTCAACTCCAAACTGTCGTCAGGACAAACACGACCGCTATTGTGAATCAGGGCAAGAAGGGATTTGCTCGAGCCAACAGCGATTTCGTGCGAGGAATGGAGTTTGTCGCTATCATTGACGATAGGACAACCACGATTTGCGAGGAGCTAAATGGCAAGCAATTCGCTATGGATGACCCAAACCTCGACAAATACACTCCACCACTACACTTCAGCTGCCGAAGTGTGTTGGATTATATCACGGAAGGCAGCCCAAAATTCAGCCCGAAGGGTATAACACAAGATGTGCCTGAAGGCTTCGGAGATGGTATATATGCCTTGGGATAGTATTGAAAATGTGCCAGCAAATGTTCGGACACATAAGGGTGTCAAGCTCACATTAGCACAAGCCAATCGCTGGGCGCAAATCTATGATGGCGTCAAAGCTGCTGGGGGTGCTGATAATCCTGCTGCGGTCGCATGGTCGCAGTGGGATAAGGAATACAGGATTTCAGACGATGGAACAAGCTGGGTGGAGCGAGAGCGGAAGCTACAAGAATATGAGTGCGAGTGTTTGGATTGCGGTCATATCATGTCAAGTGAGCAGCACTGCCGAGAGCTGACTTGTCCAAAGTGTGGCGGTCAGATGAGAAGGGTGGAGAGAGCTGGTGTTGGCTATCAAGACTTTGAACCGCCAGCAGCTGGAGAGGATGCACCGCAGGAAGTCAAGGACATTCTTGCGAAGGTCTATGAGAGCTGCCGATTGGATTGGGTAAAAGAGCGCCCATCTGACCGTGAAAATCCTGCCAACAAAGAGAGCTGTGCGAAGATTGCATGGTCAGCGGTCGAGAAGGCTGGTTGGCGCAAGAATGCGGAAGGCAAATGGGAGAAGCAGGAAGGCTTGAGTGAACAGCGATGTGACACTTTTGACTCGATGCTTCCAAAGTTGGAGCAGCTTAACCTCGCAGACATGGAGCGCACTGGACAGACCGAGCTATTGATGGTTGATGGCCTGATGATAGCAGAGGGAGAGTGGAAAAACACTGTGTTTCCAGCTGATGTCCTGAAGGGAGCGCTCGACCGAGTTGGAAACAAGCGCATTGATGTCGAACACGAGGATGAAACTTGGGAAGATGTGAAAGGTTTCAACTACAAACCGAGATGGAATGAGGACAAGAAGGGAATTGAAGTGTCAGGAGCTATCTTTGACGAGCGAGTCATTGATTGGCACAAGGACAATCCCAACACGAAGATTGGCTTGAGTGTGAAGCTATCTCCTGAAGCCACCTTCGAGCAAATTGACGGTCGAAAAACATGCACATACTTTGACATAAAGGGTATTGCACTCACCTTGAATCCAGCATGCAAAGTTTGCTGGCTGGATACATCAGAAGTGGTGCAGTTAAACTCATCCGATAGCACGCAATCGGATGGGGGTGAAAACATGGCGGATGAAAAACCGACAAAAGAGGAGAAGCCTGAAGAGGAACAGAAGCAGGAAGAGGAGAAGGTTGAGAAGCAGCCTGACCAGAAGCCAGCCGAAGCTCCCAAGCAGGAAGCTCCCAAGGGTAGTGAACCAAAGACACAGCCAGAGGATGCTGCACCTGCCCCGCCAGCAGCAGCGCCCTCTACTGACGCACCCTCGTTGACCGAGTTCAACGAGATGAAGTCAAGACTACAGGCACTGGAGCAGGCAAACAAAACTCTCCACACGGAGAGGAGCTTGAGTGAAACGAAAGCTATGGTGGATGGCCTGATTGAATCAGGTCAACTCTCTGAAGCCAACAGGGAGCAGGCAACCAAGGTGTTGCTGGAGCTATCCAGCGATGACGCCAAGGCTGCATTCCTGTCCACCATTGGAGGCAAGACATGGAAGGCCACTGAAAAAGGTCTTGTTCTGTCAGAGGAAGAGAAGGACAAGGACAAGGACAAGGACAAGGAGTTCAGTGAGCCAGACAGGAGCTTCATCAGTTAAGCTGGTGGCTCTCACACAAGGTGATGACAAATGTCTGGAGAAGTTGATACAACCACGGGCATCCTCGAGGATGCCGAGAACACCAGCGCCATCATCGACAGCTCGGAAACGGGCACTGTGGTCGATGGTCTGGCGATGGAGCGGATGGACAATGGCAATGTCAAAATCTGGGCTGGCGGTCGTTATGCTGGGCTTGCCCGCATAATCAAAGGCACAGATGCTGGCGTTGCCGAAGCTGTCGCAGGCGATAGAGTTTGCCTTTTGCACAAAGGCACTCACGAAGGCTATGACAGTGAGGATGACACCCTGAAGCTCGACCAACCGCTGGCCGCAACTGGCACAGCTGGGAAGTTGAGGATATGGGACAGCACCACGCAGAAGGCACATGAAATCGTGGGCTACCTTGCGAGGACAAAGGATGCAAACAAAAAAATCCTCGTGAGGCTTGTGGCAGGCAGGTGAGATAAATGCCTTTGGAACCAAACAGATACTATGAAGGATTGTTCGTCAATCCTGATGCCATCGATGCTCGCCAGAAGGAATATCTGGCCAAGCTGACTCGCTCTGTCTTGAAAGAGGCAGGTGAGATGTCGATAGCGCCACAACTCTTCGTGCCAAACCCACTCGATGCAAAGATGGGGACAGAGGGCAAGTTTTACGACTGGGGACAGCTCGTTGCTCGCCTGAAGCCTGACGGCATTCCCACAGGTCTTGGCAAGGTCAAGCCTTCCGACCACTCATATTCACTCGATGAGTATGAGGTGAAAGTCGGAATAACCGACCGAGCCAAAATCAACAAGCAGATGCAGGCGCAAGACCTGCTCACCGCAGGCAATGCAGCTCGTGCATTCTCTCGTGCGTTTGATGCGCAAGCATTCAACCACGTGGAAGCAGACTGCAACACCACATCTGGCACGAATTGGAGCACTGAAACTGATGCCAATATCCTCGACCAGCTCGATGGAATCATTGGCGAGGTGGATGACAAAGGCTTCGATGCCAATGCGATGATAATGACGAGGAAGCAGCGCAGCAGGTTGACAAGGATAGGATTGACCTATGCCAACCCTCTCACAGCTGAAGAGCTGATAATGAAGGAATGGCCAATGGTCAAGAAAATCTTCATCTGGAAGAAAATCGAGATTGAGAAGCCAGATGGCAGCGGATATGAAACGCTGTTCGACCCAACAGGCTATCTCTTCGTTGTTGACACGAAGGCATGCGGTGTGTTCACACAGCGCCCCACAACCATAGAGAAGGACAGAGATGTTGAAGCAGGCATCGATTTCGCATACATGAGGAAATACTTCAAAACCGACCTCGTGCAGCTCGATGCAGCTCATCAGCTCGACAGTCTGGTCATTTAGGCCAGACTTCTCTTTATTTATTCCACGAGGTGAATAAAGATGTCTAATATAACAAGGGACAAAATCGAGCAGGAAGAGGATTACAAGAAGCTCCAAGCTATCGGCAAAGACTTCGAGGCAGATGGGCATGGCGTGAAGCTCAATGCATCGAAGGCTGACCTGAAAGCAGAGCTTCTCAAAATCTTCGATGAACACTATGCCGAGCAAGGTGAGGATGAGGAAGCTGACGACATTGTCGATGAGGCAGTTGAGAAGGCTGACGCAGAAGCCACCGAGCTTGGCGAGGATGACGAGAGCCAAGAGGAAGCTGAAGAGGGAGTCGAGGAAGCTGCGGAAGAGCAGCCTGACCCAGCTCCCGAGCCAGAAGATGACGAGAGCGCTGACGAGGAAGAGCAGCCCAAGCAGGAGCTATGGGTTGCGAGGCAAGGCCGATACAAGCTTTGGACTGGTGAGGGTGAGTATGTGGAGTTTGACGCACGCTTCCCGAAGCCAATGCCGAAGGTCAAGAAGGATTTCAGACCACAACTTGAGCAGGCCATCAAGATGAAGCGCATCGTCAGATATGTCGAGGAGTGAGGTGATTCAGATGGAAATTGACCCAAGTGAACCATGTGACAAGCACACTGGACAGTTTGTCATCCTTGCTGCCATCGATGAAACAGAGAAGCGCCCATATCCTCTGGTGATAGACAAGGACAGCGGTGAGCTTCGGGTCAATGCAGACTTCAGCGGTGATGTCAATGTGTCTGGCGAGATAGTCGATGGAGTGGATAACAACATCAAAGCAACCGTGTTCAACAAGGTTGTTCCTGCTAATGTGTTTCCACTCGCAACGGCCATCACGCTCCAAGATGTCATTGAGCACGGTGGAGAAGGGTTGATTGCCCGACCTCTGAAATCACTGGATGAATACTTCGTTGCAGACCCATGGCTTGCAGGATTGCCTGACCGAGTGCTTCCTGTCGGGATATTGTCAAGCATTCCCGAGCTTCTTGTGGCCATATCTGGCAACACCCAGCTTGACGATGGAAACAGCGCAGTGTTCGACAACTTGAAGACACAGCATGTCAAGAGAGTGATTGGCCACCTAATGCACTCATTCGAGGGTGAAGGTGCAACGCTGGAGATGAGAGCCAAAGATTATCTCTGCACCAATGGCACAGTTGTGTACACAAGGTGGTTTAGGGAAATCGAGCTTAATGAGACAAACGAATGTGTCGCAATCGACCTCGAGGAGCTGGCTTCATTCCTGACTGTGACAATCGTGAACGACACTGGGGCGATTGGCTCATATTACCTGTATTTGCAGGGGGTGAACTAAATGGCTGACGATGTACCAGAACAATGCTCAATATGCAACGAGGATTTCGAGTACAGAGAGGAAAAAAATCAGGCTGGAGAGCTTCGTTTGTTCATCACATCTCCATACCACACGGATGGCGTGAACAAATGGCATGTAGAATGCGGTGGGGGTGATTAAGGTGGGTGAACAAGAATTTGCTCCCAAGAAGGCATTCGATGTCGTTTTGCGTCTGTTTGAACACGATATAGATGCAAGTGGCTCATATCAGAAGGAAAATATCGATGTCTCAAAGTACAGAAAGCTCTATGGAAGGCTGACCCATGAGATTGATGATGGCTCACTTGAAATAACCTTCGCACAAGCTGATGGCACACCAATGGAAGATGAGGTCATAATTTTTGAAGACCTTGAACAAGGCGTGACAACAGAAATCGACATATCGATACTTCCACCGCTTCCATATATGAAAGTGACAATCAACAACAATGATGGGAGCGCAAAAGAAGTGATGCTGGTAATCTCTGGCGAGAAGTGAGGTGGGAAGATGACAGGTGAAGTTGAATTCCCACGACAACCAAAGAATGCAACCAAACTACAGGGTGTGCCGATAAGCTCGACTCCACCAACAGATGGCCAAGTGCTTGAATATCAATCCTCGAGCGGAGAATATGAGCCAAAGGATGCAGGTGGATACACGCTGCCTGACGACATTGAGGATGGCGGTTCAGCAGAGATGAATGTTGGAGGGCTGGACGGCGAACTGGCAGACCCTCAAAAGCAGAAGCTCCAGAACTTCGGTGGCGACCCTTTGGCTACACAACAGACATCCTACACCACGTTCTACCACTTTCTGTTCAGAGGCACGACAGAGATGGGGACACCCACGAACATCAAAGTGCTTCTGGCAGAGCTTAACAGCCCAACTTCTGTAAGTGTCAGGATAAGGGATTTAACGAACGGGAATACCATAGCTGAACAGACAGGGCTCACGCCATCCACATATCCATCGATTGACATTCAGGATATGGGGGCACTTTCAAACCTTCCATCTGGTGAAGCAATATTCATAGTGGAGGCTTTGAGGACAGGTGGGACGTTTAGCCCTCAAGTCGTTCTATCAGGGGGTGAAGTACAATGGTAGGGAAACTAATTGGTGCGACTTACACAGGCGAATACACTGGCGATGGGCAGACAAGTCAAGACATCGATTGCGGTTTTAGTCCAGCGAGAGTGAAAATATACGATGAGGATGGGAACTATGCAGAGCTAATCGACAGCACAACTTACGCCTATCGTGAGGTTCTGGTATCTGGTGAGTATGTCCTGAAAAGATACGAGCTTGTGGATGCAATCGTTGTAATCGACAACGGTTTCAGAGTGCAGAACACATACCTGAATACGAATGGAAAGGTGTTCTACTGGGAGGTGTGCGAATGAAACTTCACTGCCTGAACTGTCAGGTCAGATACACGGCAACTGGCAACGAAACCGAATGTGACCAGTGTGGCTCGACCAACATAGAGTTCGAGGAATGAGGTGAGATATGGGAGATGCGCTTGACACTGTGCTGACTGAAATCCGTGGGCTGCGGTCTGATGTTCGTGAAGACCAGTCCAAAATCTGGGATGCCATAGAGCGAGAGCGCAAGTGCACCACCCAACTCAAAATCAATGATGCAAAGCTCGAGGGAGAGATTACCCAATTGAAGCTGAAGCAGAACATGACAGAGGAAGCTTTTGTCAGACATGTTCAGAACAAAGACAAGCACTTCAATCCCTACTACAGTGAGACACTTCGGCAGAAGCTCTGGCGCAAAAAACCAGAGATTGCGGCAGGTGGCGGTGCTGGAGCGCTCATTGTAGCACTTGTCACGCTTCTGTTGAAGGCATCTGGAGTGATACCATGACGGAATATCAGATTGACGATGTGTTCACGAGCAATCCTGCGAAGAGCGGATGGCAACAATTTCAAGGCACAAGTCTTGATTGGGATAGCTTGGAGAAGGTCGGTGGTGAGCTTGGACACGATGAGGATTGCAGATATATCAAATATCTCGGGAAGGCTTTGAACCAACAGGACAACATCACAGCTCTATTCACCTTCATGGTGGACAATTGCCTTATCGGTTCAGCTGATGCAATCATTGGCTTCTTCAATGTTGACAGGGCAGCAGGGAAGGATGAGTGCTTTGGAATGAAGGTGATTTGCGCCACAGGTAATCCTCAACCGCAGCTCTACATTGCATATGACGACAGCACCAAACAGACAACGAGCGGATTGTTCACCTTCACACAAGGCAGCAAATACCTGATAGCTGTCAGATTTGTCCCAGAGGATAACAAGGCATATCTTGAGGTGTATGATTTCCTGACTCAAACTCTTCTCCACGAGCTGTACATTGTACTCGATGAAACAAAGAGCTTCACCCTGAATCAAGTTGGTATATCAGAAGTTGACACGGTTGGTTCACCAAAATCGGAAGCGTGGATATATGATTTCAAAGCTGTTGGCGACACCGAGCCAGTTGATTATAGCAACCTGTATGCCACACCTGACGAGGTCAGACAGCTCACGAATTTGGATGCAGTTCAGGATATGACCGACTCCCAAATTGCCAACATCATTCTGACCATGGCTATGCCCCAAGTTAATGCACGATTTCGTGCCGAAGCCTATGATGCACCCTTTGATACAGGGGATAACACACCGCCAATGGTTCGCACCATTACTGCGCTCCTCTCGGCAGCATATGCTGCGAGGGTGTCGTATATCGGGCACGCTCCCAGCGAGAGTCCAGCATACGCAGCCTATCTTGACGAGGTGAACACCCTGTGGAAATCCATCTTGAGCGGATATTATGAGCTGTTGGACATAAACGGTCAGTGGATTGAGCGCACTGAAGCAACTTCGACCGATATGTTGACAACCACGAGTGGACAGACCGTGCTGTTCACTTTGGATGACTTCCCAGACATCACGGATATAATGACAGGTGGTTCATTTGGCGGGCAAGAAGGGTGTTAATCTCGGTCTGCAAATAACTGGGTTGGACAAAGCTCAACGCCAGATGGGGAGAGCCAAGCAAGAAGCTCGGAATATGCGCCCATTGTTTGAGAAGGCAATAATCATCCTTGAACAATCGCATATGCAGACCTTCAGGCAAGGTGGAAGGCCAAAGTGGACTCCCTCGAAGAGAGCGCAAGCCCAAGGTGGCCAAACCCTTCAAGATACAGGTCGATTGCGGCAAACTGTCACAGGGAGAGCACCTGCTGCAATCAGACAGTACAACAATGAAGAGCTTCGTTTTGGTACAAAGCTCATCTATGCTCCCAGCCACCAGTATGGCTTCCCACCTCGAAACATTCCGCAGAGGCCATTCTTGGGAGTGTATTCAGAAGACATGAAGAAGATGGAGAAGGTATTTGAAGATGATTTATCTAATAGGTTGAGGGTGGTGACAAGTGGCTAATCAGCGACCGACTCGGGAGTTGAAATATGACTCATATCAATCGAAGGTTGTCAAGCGATTAGTCGAGATGCTCATGGAATATGAGGATAACCACGGCAACAAGATATTCGAGCAGTTCAAGGGCAACATATTCTACAACGCCAAGAAGTCAATCCCTGACACGAGGTATCCTGCGTTGTTCATCTTTGTGGACAGTGGGAGTCGTGAGCCATTCGGGATAAAGAGGCAGGACATTTGGAATTTGCCAGTCAAGGTAATGTTGTACACCCTTGACCGCTCGGAGAATGACATGGATGACCACTACAAGTGGATTGAAGGCTTGGACAGAGTATGCCGAGTCAATCCACGATGGCATCTTGATGGCAAAGAGGATTTGTCCATACACAAGGGGGATTTGGATTCATGGGCATACAACTTTGCCTTTGGCGACAACTTCGTCATATCTGAAACGGATGCGACCGTGAATGTCATGACGAAGATGTGCCTTGCAAATCAAATTAGTTGAGGTGAAATACATGAAAGATGTGACAACAGCTACACTGGAACAGGAATTGAAAAAGGCAGACAAACTCATCACTTCGGCTGAACAAGACTTGGACAGTGCTAAACAGTCAAAAGCTCCTCGCAGCACTGTCAAACACTTGGAAGAGCGAGTCAAGGCGCTCGGGAGCAAAAGGAAGCGCATTGAGGCAGCTCTCTCCAAGCACACGAAAGCAATCAACAGCGAGGAGCAGACACAGGACACAAAGAAGGCCGCAGCACCCAGCGGTAAAAAGGGTGCAAAGAAGGAAGGTGATGAATAATGGTGAAGTGCAACGAAACACTCGCAGGCTTCGAGGGAGTCGTTGGATGGGGAAATGAAGACCCATGTGGCACACCGCTCGACAGTGGCGCACTCTCTCCTCTTCTCAACTTCGGAGTTGTGACAGACTTCAGCCCTGATGGATGGTACAACTCGAGGACAAAGCGAAGAGGGATTGGCAACCAAGGGATAACCCAAAACCGTTTAACCAGCATAGTGGGTGGTTTTGGTGTGGAATATGCGGCAGTCGATAGCTTACTACAGGCAAGACTTGAGAAGGCATTCGGTGGAACAGGTGTACTGGAAAATCATCTGGACACATCCTTCGTGGAAGCAGCGCTCAATCGAGCGAGTGCGACCGTGCAGCAATTGCGCTATCTCTACAACATGTGCAAAATCGTGGACTTTGAGATTGCCATCTCTATCGATGAGCCAATCATGATAACCGAGAATGCGATTGCGCAGTATGTGAGGAAGGCTACAAGCAAGAGCTATCCTGCGGTTGTCGATGAGACAACCGACACAATCTTTGATGCCATAACCATAGGTGCTGACCCAGCAGACATTAGCGAGGATATGCTGATGTACTATGAGGGTGAGCCAATCCTCGTTGAAGACCCACTCGGAACGCCAACTGACCTCATCCTCGATGGCGTCAGCAACATGACTTTCGCTCTCGCTCGGAACACCGAGCAACGCAGAGGCATCCGAAGAGGTCTGATTGGAAGGATGGCCTATGAGCAGGCAGAAGGTGTCAGGGATTTGACACTGACGATAACCAAGGATTTCCACGATGCTGAAGAGTATGACCGCATGGTCGCCAACGAAGGCTTCGACTTCAAGTTTGATGTGGGAACAACTCGCATCACGCTTGTCGGTGGAAGGTGGGAAGGAACACCGCCAGCAATTGCCGAAGAGGATTTGGTGGCTGAAGACCTGACTGCTTCCTTTGAGAGTGCGACATACGCAACAATCCCATAGGCGCAGGGATTAATGCGCCTGAAATATATCCACGAGGTGAAATAAATGACAGAAGATACCAAAGAACAGAGCATGGAGAAGCTGTTGAAGACTCCACCGCCATCGGAGTACAAAACAGGCAGAGGCAATGTATTCATGTTTGGCAAGCCTGCTTTGAGACACAGGAAGATAGTGATGAAGGTCTTGAAGATAATGCGTGAGCCAGCAGCGGATTACAACGCCATAGTTGAGTGCGCAGAAGCGAGAGGATTGACTGTTGAGCAGTTCATCGCACTGAAAGAGAATGAGCTGACAAAAGAGGAGCTTCAGAAGATAATGAAGCACTCAACCCTTGACAGCAACATATCCTTCGCTGAATCCATGAATGAAATCCTGACGGAAGTGCTATATGCGACTATCCGCAAAGCTCCCTTCCAGTTCAGCTCTCTCGAAGAGTTTGAAAATTTGATGGATGACTATGGTGAAGCGCTCGAGCTATTCCCGATTGCCATCAAATGGGTGGCACTCGCTTCCGCAGACATAGGAAGGATTGACCGAAAAAACTTATAAGAGCCATCAAGACAGGCAAGGGAGCGCACGAACACGATGCGCTCGTGCTGCACTTCTTGTTGGACAAATATGGCGGTTATCCTGACCGATGGCTCGAACAGGATTGGGCTGTATGCATGCAGCTTCTCGATGTAAATCATATAATCGCAAAAGTCCAAGAGAGAGAGCGCAAGAAGAGGGAGCGCAAGAACAAAAACAAGCCAAGGTCAAGGCGCTCCAGAAGGCCAAGACGCAGAAGATGAGGTGAAAAATGGCTGGAGAAGTCAAACTGGCAATAATCCTGACCGCAAGCATGCGAGGAGCGGATGCTTTCGACCGAGCAGGTGGTGGGATTAAAGGGATTGCGGCAGCTGCAAAGTCAGCTATTCCTATGTTGGCCATGTTTGCTGCTCACGCAACCTTCAACTTCCTGAAGGACAGCATAAAAATTGCCATGGAATTTGAGAAGATAATGGCAGAGGCAGGTTCAATCATTGGGAAGACAGCGGATGAGGTCAAAGGTCTTGGAGATGAAATCAGAGAGATGAGTCAGCGCATCCCAAAATCCCCGAGAGATTTGGGTACAGCGTTGTACGACATCTTTTCAGCTGGTGTCACAGACACCGCAGATGCAATGAATGCGCTCGAGCTATCCGCAAAGGCAGCATCGGCAGGCCTGACTGAAACTGCAACAGCAGCGAAAGCAGGCATTGCTACAATGAATGCCTTTGGCATGGAAGCTTCCGACCTTGAACACATATTTGACACACAGTTTTTGACTATCAAGTATGGTATCCTTCGATATGAGGAGCTTGCCGCAGTTGTCGGTCAGCTATCGCCAGCAGCAAAGGCAGCAGGGCAATCAATGGAAAGCATGTTTGCAGGTCTTGCCATGCTCACGCAGAAAGGTCTGAATGCAGCTGAAGCATCAACTGCTCTCGCTCGAGCTATGGAAGGCATCACGAAGCCTGCCGCAATCCGAGCTGCTGCCGAGCTTGGCATCAGCTTCGTTGAGATGACAGCAGATAGCATCACCGCTCGTGATGAATTCCTTCGTCAATCTCAATCCTTGGATGAATTGACGCAGAGCTACAACGACACAGAAGCTTCAGTGAAATCTCTCGGAGAAGAGATGGCCAAAGTGTCCCTCGAGGAAGCCAAGAACAGATTGGAAATCAACAAAATCAAGCGTGAAGCGGAGAAGCAAGACAGGGAGTTGACCAAAGCGGAAATCGACCAAATCGAAGCTCTGGAAGAGGCAAACAAAGATTTGTCCATTCAATACAGCGAGTTGTCCGTGTCGCAACAAGAAGCTCGGATACAATCAACCGAGCTGAACAATCAACTCGAGGAGCAGAAGCTTGCGACCGAAGAGGCAAAAGCTGCATTCGATGAACAGATAGCAGCCACAGGCAACTTCCGACCGCTCGTTGACATAGTCAAAGAAATCAACGACAAGTATGGCATGCTCGGTGAAGCAGCCCAAGCAGACATAATCGGCAAGATGTTCCCTGAAGTCAGGGCACGCAGGGCAATCCTCTCAATCTTGGGGAGCGAGGAAGAGATGATGGCCATGACCGATGAGATGATGAATCAGGCTGGAGCGATGGGTGAAGCCTATGCCATCAATACAGACACAGCCGCAGCAGGTCATCAACTCATGCAAAACTCGGTCGAGGATTTGCAAATTCAGATTGGCGAAGAGATGATGCCTGTCATGGAGTATTGGAATGAGATAATGCGTGATGCGATTATTCCACTAATCAAGAATGCCTTCATCCCAATCCTCGAAGCCATGATGCCGATAATCAAAGTGATGGCAGAAGTGCTTGGATGGATTGCGGGAATATTTGCCGAGTATCCCGAGCTGCTTTGGGCAATCATTGGAGCAATCATTGCTTGGAAGGTCGCACAGATTGCACTGAACATAGCTATGACTGCAAATCCGATTGGCCTGATAATCACGGCAATCGCTCTGCTGGTCGCTGGCATACTTATCCTTCTCGACAAGCTCGGATTACTCGAGCCAATATGGGAAGCTATCACTGGGACATTTCAGTGGTTGTACGACTCCATACTCAAGCCTGTGTTCGATGGCATAATCACCTTTGTAGATTTAATCGTGGGAGCTATCGAATGGATGGCTGAACAAATCGACAAATACTTTGGTTGGATAATCGATGCTGTCAGTGGTGTGGCAGATGTGCTTGGTGGCATTGGCGATTTCTTTGGTGGGATTGGCGGTGCTATAGGTGGCTTCTTTGGATTTCAAGAGGGTGGCATCATCACACAACCAACGCTTGGCCTTCTCGGTGAAGCAGGAGCTGAAGCGGTCATTCCCCTGAAGAATGGTGCAGTGCCCGTGGAAATCGTTGGCAGGGGTGGTGTTCCTGCTGGCGATAGTGGTGGAACGATACAAACCCATGATACCTATACCATAACGATACAAGCAGGTGCGCTTCCACAAACGGAAACACCAGAGAGCTTGAGCGAGAAGCTTGTGGATGCTATGGTTGAGGCAAAGAAGAGAGGTGCGACAGGACAAGTGATATAATGACAGAAGAGAGCAAAGGAATATATTTGGATGCAACGGATGGGAAGCTGAAAGACATCAGCACTGATGAGGAGCTGCCTATGCACGAGCTTGAACACTCGGAATATGGCCTGATAAAATATGTCGAGTATCAAGGAGTGAATGTTGTGTATTGGACAGACTATCAGGAGAATGAATTGGTCATGCCACTTCCTTCCGATTGGGAAGATGAGATTGAGGAGTGAGGTTTGAATGGGCTTAATCTCGACTGTGGAAATATTGCCAGATGCTGACAACACCTTAATGCAGATATTTCCAACTTGGAATAATGGAGCATCTGTGTTCAATACGGTGGGTTCAGATACTACAGGGTATGCAAGGCATGCATTGATGAGGTTCAAAATACCTCAATTCACAGGAAGGATTAAAGAAGCTCATTTGCGACTCTACATCCATCAATTCGCAGATAAAGAGATTGCTTTTATGATAGTTGACTCCCCACAGGATGACATTTGGATTGAGGGCAATTCATCTATGACTACTGACCCAGAAGGTAGCACATGGAATGAATATGCAAAAGACTTCCCTTGGGCTGCCGCAGGTGGCGATTTCGGTGATATGCCTATCGCAATCAAGATATTCTCGGCATCAGACCCAACAGGTTGGTACAATATAGACTTGCCTCTGGACAACATAACCTTCAGCGCTGGGAAGACAATATCATTGATTGCAATTCCAGCAGAAACGCTTGCCGTGAGCAACGAGTTCATATCATGGGGTTCAAAAGAGCGAGTATCACCTGATTGGCGACCTCGACTTATACTTACATTGGATGAGGGGTTGGAAGAATATGACTGAAGTAAAAATGATAATACCTGTGGAGATTGATGCGTTCATAAAGAGCAGTGCACCAGACTACAATTATGGTGGGCACAGCAAGATTTATGTTGGCGATAAGATAACAGCTGTTGGCGTGCTGCATGAACTAAATCGAGGATTGTTGAGATTTCAAATGCCAGAGTTTGAAGGCACTGTAAAATCTCAACAGCTCAAGATTTATCAGAGCGGTTATGGTGGGTCAGCTCCCTTCCCTGTCGGAATTTACTTAATGAAAGAAGCTCATAGTGAGCTTTGGATTGAAGGCACTGATAACGGTGCTACATCTACTGGTGGCTGTACATGGAAGGATATGGCACTTGGCTTCGATTGGGATAATGTCGGTGGAGATTTCGATGAGCAAGAGATTGCTTTGCTTGAGTTGGATACTTCGAGCGGTTGGAAAATATTCATTATTCCGACCGAGAGCTTCACGGTTGAAAGTGGGAACAAGCATTCATTCTTCCTGAAGTTTGGGAATGAGGATGACAGGATTGAGAAGTGGGTTGAATTCTCCTCAAGAGTTGGTGTGCTGGATGCATATCTTGAAATCACTGTCGATGTGGATGGATGGGATGCTCCGATAGTCAGCGCTCACGGTGTTACATCAGAGGAGATACTGGTGGAGTGGGAGAAGACAGAGCTTGAAGAGTTTATGTTTCAACATTATCTATTGGAGCAATCGGATACAGGCACTGGCGGATGGACTACTCTGGCGACAATCACTGACATAAATCAAACCAGCTTCAATCACACAGGCCTTGTGACACAAGGTGATGTTGACGATTACGATGAAGACAACGACACCTATCCAAACGGCAGGACAAAGTATTATCGAATATCTGTTGTATCAAATGTATTCTCCACTGCCACTGCTTATGGAGAAGCTAATGGAACAACCATTCCAGTCGTCAGACCGATGAAGATGGACTCATTGATACCAAAGTCAAAATTCTCTGGCGAGGATTTCATAAACGACAACAAAGCCTTCCCACCGTATGGTGTTCAAATAATACCTGCTTGGTATGATGACGAGGACACGACCGAGCTGGAGAACATCGCACAGATTAAGCTCAAATGGGATGTGCGAGTCAATGTATGGTCATCGAAGCCTGACGAGATATTCACTGAATGGGACTTCGAGAATGGCTTCATCCTAAAGGGAGCTGCTGGCTATGTGCTGTACAGATTAAAGGCTGAAGCTCGGGACACTGGTGGCTTGATAAGGAAGTTCACAGACGACAAGACAACCGAGCAATCTGAAATCACATTCCCTGCACCATGTCCTGTGGTGCTTCCAAATGGTCTGCTTGCGAGCAATCCACCACGACTTTTTGGCCCATATGACAGTGGAAAAATAGCTGTGGATTTGAGCTTCGCAGGACAGCAAGCTGGAGATAGAATATTCACTGAAGACTTCCTTGAAGAAGTATCAGACAAATGGCTCTCTCATAAAACAGGTGGAGCAAAGACACCAATATATTCATTCCTTCCTTCAGGAGCGAATTGGTTCAGCGATGATTTCGAGAGCTATCCATTTGGAGCGCAAAATCCTACTCCACCATGGCGCATGATATATGGAGCGCAAATATCAATCAACACAGCTGGCTCTTATCAAGGGACACAACACATGACAGACTCTGGTGGAGTGGCGCTTGATTTCCCGATACCAAAATCTTTTATTTTTGCGATGAGAAGTGATGCAAGCCTATCCAATAATTATGCCAGAATGATGTTCAAAAGCGGATTGCCATATCACCCTTCGCCAAACTTATTCTATGTACAAGTGCGTGGCCCAACTGGCATCATAGAATATGAGGGAGATAGTGGTGTACAGACTGGCCCAACGATTGGCAGCACCTCGTGGATGTTATTCAGAGTATCCTATGACGCTATCGCACAAACTTTCGACCTGTATTATTATCCATCTGGCGTTGAAACTCTTATCGCTTCTGGAATTGGAGCGAATGGGACAATCAAATACAACGATGTGTATGCTGCCATAATAAGCAATGTATCCTCTGCTTCATATTGGCACTTGGATGCCGTTCAAATACCAAAGAACGAAGTGATGATATTAGGACACAGTGGTGGCTCTGGCGCATCACTCATTGCCAAAAAATTCTGCCAAGACCTTCCGAACAAATACAACGCATATTTCGAGAAGTACACTGGTGGGTATCGCTCCAGAATAATCCTTCGATATGATGATGCTTGGAATTTTCCAAATGAACCAACGATGTCAAGAATAAATATGATTGTAACACAAGTTGCTTTTGATATAACTCCGACAAGCTGGTTGTATAGTGGATATTATATCAGATTTTTTGATGACCTCGCTCGTGTAGATACTATTAGATTGTATGCAGACAAAAATATTGGAAGCTCCACGAGAGGATTTTTGGCTCAATTCAATTTAGGTGCAGGCGATGGAGCGCTCCGAAGTGCAAACAAAGAAAAATATATATTGATTGAAATAATTACATCACCGCTGTGGGATGAAACTGGCGCACTTAAAGGCAGTGTAATTTATGTCATCTACAATATTGCTGATACACTTGATGATGTGAAAAATATCGATTACGATACTCACCCATACATCTTTGAATATGAAGATACTGCCATACCATCGGATGAACAACAACACTACACTGGAAGATATGGACTTACAAATTCATCGAGTGTAAGCCAAACTGATGCAAAGCTATACATACACGAACAATGGCTTGAGGGAAGAGTTCAAGGAGAAGTATATGGAATCAAGGACATCAACAAAGGTGTGGTATTTCCAACGAGCACTTCAAAGAAGCCTATTGTACCTTTGGCCTGCGCTCCTGACCAATTGTTTGAAACAGTCTTGCTCGAGGGAAGAGCGAAGAATGAATATGGTGCTCAAAGTCAGACAAACGAAATCGACAACTATCAAGGTGATTTATTCTACAACACACCACCAATCGCATTCCTTGCAGCTCCAAAGATTGGATACACAAATCAGGGTGTTCTCCTCGATGGCTCTCAATCAGTTGATTTTGAAGGTGGAAGCCTTGTTTACATTTGGGACTTTGGTGACAGCAGCTCGATTGAAACGACTGACTCTTCAATAAGCCATGTTTACACCACGGCAGGAGTTTACACCGTGAAACTCAAGGTCAGAGATGAAGCTGGACTCGAGAGTGCTGAAGTTGAAGCTCTCCTGACAATCATTGACGCCCTCGAGCAATTCCAATTAGTCGAGCTTATGAGCCCATGGATTTCAATCTCTCAATCCTCACCCACTGGGACAGGTGTGACATCTCTTCCTGAAGTCGATTATGATGTTGTACAAACCATGGAAGGTGGAAACAGGATATTCAACCTGACTGGTGTACACAATGACCCAGATTGCAGTCATGACGCTGCTACACAAATCGAGCTTGCGACTTCAGAGAAGGATTTCATACACTTCCTCAAGAACAACGGGCAACTCATAACACTCGACCTCGAGTTTTATGGCAAGGTGAAGGGAGTAATCACTGACCACAAACCTTCAATGACAGTGGATGACCAAAATGCATATGCCTTCTCGATGACCTTCCAAGAGGTCGATGTCAGGCAGTTTGAGGAGTGATAATGCCGTACAAACCAAGCGTGAAGTTGGAGCTGAACGATGCGAGGTTCAAGCAATGGAATAGCATCACGATAAAACAGATGCTCAACGCTCTCTCTTCCATCAGTGTAAATCTTCCCAATCCTGCTGGTTTGCGCACCACTCTTGCGGTCGAGGATATGCCCATGAAGGTCTATCTCGGTTGGGATACTGATGACCCACCGCTCCGCTTCGATGGTTATCACGATGACCCAGCTTGGAGCGTGGCAACAGGCAACATGGCAGTCGGTCTGACAGGTCGTGATTTCGGTCGGATACTATTTGACGAGATGACAGTGGATGATAACTTCTTGGCATATGGCAATCCTATCGGACAAGCTTACATTCTCACCTTCATATCCTATCTCGCTGACAGCCTATCGACTCCATTGCCAAAGCTATTCAATCGAAACACAGATGTCGATGACGATGAAAATTTTCAGTACACATTCGGATATGAGAAGGTGATTGATGCCCTCAAGAAGCTGATTCAATATGGTGGATATGAATGGCTGATGACATATGACCAAGACAACAATCGTCAATTCATAGTGAGGCCACCGAAGGATTTGACGCCAGAGAATGTCACACATGCTTTCATAGTCGGTGAAAAAGGCAACTATCCAGACTTGCCATTGAATGCGAGTGTACATCATGTAGAGTCATTGAGAGTCAAGAAGGAATTTGGCTTCAAGAAAAATTATGTCAGAGTTCAAGGAGAGGGAAGCGTGAATGCGGTGTATCCACTTGCTCCACCCTCGACTCCCAAACACCTGTACCACGAAGATGATGGCATCAGCAGCTCTGATGACGCTCTCATTGTGGCAAGGAGAATATACACAGAACGGTCTGCCCCAAAGATCCTCGTGGATTTCAGTGGGATAGGTGTGGAGCAATTGAGGGTGGGCGATGTAGTGTATGTCAACGACCATCGATATGGCGCATCACAGCTTCCCTCGAATATCTTCAGACTCATCGAGATAAACGACACAATCACGATGTCGGGATGGAAGGCCACCTATAAAGTGGCAGATTTTGTCCCTACTCTGTTTCAGTTCATAGATGGGACAATCGGCCTGTAAGGATACAACCCCATCATAATCGCCACGAAATTGGCCAAATACGGCAAGAAAATGGAAAGGGTGGGGGAATAATCCCCCATTATGCGCTTCCACACCCATCGAAGAGCGTGCCGAGTCCAGCTGCGGCATTCTCCTCGCTGGTTGGTGCGCAATCCTCGACCGCTTCCCTGAAGAGCTTGCGGAGAGGTGGCTTGGCGTTCAGGATTGTCACAAGCTCCTTGACATCGAAATCCTTTGTCAACTCTTTGCCTGTTTCCCTCTTGAATGCTTCCAACAGAGTATCTTTGACCATGTTCAAACACTCCTGCGCTCCCGATGGGATTTGAACCCAATGGGAACAAAAAGAAAAATGGAGTGAGGGACAGTGCCCTCACTTTTTTGATTTGCCTTTGCCCTTCTTGGCTTTGGCTTCCTTCTTGGCAGCCTTCTTGGTTGCCTTCTGCTCGACCTTCTCTTTGGTCTGCCTCTTGTCGTGGTGCGCCTTGATGTGCTTCCAGTAGCCTTTTGGGTCTTGGCTGACCACGAGGATTTCGCCTGCGAGAGTCTTGAGTGCTCCCCTGACTCCATCCTTGAGGTCTGTGTCGTGTGTCCCGACATATGACATGCCCATCGCAAGACCGAACATGGTGTCAGGCACTTGCTGTATCTCCTCGCTCTTCATCGCTTCGAGGAGCTTGGCTTGTGTCCGAGCGCTGATGACATTCTTGTCGGTGTAGTATTGGACAACCATCTCCATCTTGTCCTTCTTCAATCCGACCTTCTTGGCTGCGTCAACAATAGTGCCGTATGCACCGATTGCCTCTGCGACCTTTGTCACCAGTGTCTCAAACTTCATGTCCTCTCCCACGTGAAGCTCGGATAAGGCAGCAAACGCACCTATCTCGAGCTGTCCCATGGCGCCACGCACATCGATGGTCAGCTGGTTTGAGCAGGCCAAGACCTGCCCACCTGCGACTCCACGCACACGGTTGTAGCCATCCCACCTGCCGAAGTCGAAGGTGGCGATTGGCTGGATGATGCCATCGTTGTCCTTTGGCTCAACGACTATCTGGCCACCGTGAAGGCCATCGCTCTCGGTGTGGGAGATGGAAGCTTTGACATCCAGCTCCTTGAGGACATTCTTGACCGTGTCAATGTAATCCTCTGCCGCAACTGGTCGCCACTTGTTGCTCATCACTCCGAACAACACCTGCTCGCTTCCGACCTTCGTGTGCCTGAACAGAAGAGGGACACGAGGTTGGTATGTCAGCGCTCTCTTTATCATGTTTGTCCTGTAGGCTTTGTCACCCTGCCTGAACTTCGGCAGGTTGTTGTATTCACCCAAGAAAAACATGATGGTGTCGAACATCAGTGCTGTCCTTATCGCAATCTTGTGTACAGCTCCCTTGATGTCCTCAACCACAACGCTTCCTTCCTTCGCATCTGGGTCATAGGTCAGCTCAATCGGTCTGCCTCTGACCTCAATTGCCTTCTTGACCTTCTGAACAGCTTTGTAGTCATCTGGCACATTCTTGTAGAATGGTGTTGGGTCATACCCTGACCCAGCGGTCTTTGACTTCGCTCCCTTGCCACCCTTCTTGGTGGACTTTTGACCTTTGTTCTTTGCCATAGCAATTCACTCCTGCGCAGTGTAATCCGTGTCACACCTCGCTAAACCATAATAGACCAGAGGATACATAAAGATTTTGCTTCATATTTCGACCTATTTTTTGGGAGCAAATACTGGGTATGACAGTGGCACGAACATTGATTTAAAGCCAACAGAAAGCCACCATTCCGCCAATATCTGTGTTCAGGTGATTAACTATATGTCAGTTGTTCCAATCGTTGACTCTCGGCAATTTTGTTCGGGAGATTTTTTATTATCTGACAGACCAAAATATAAATGATGGAATTTTTATTATGACATGAAATGAAAAATATATATTTGTGTCAAGATAAAAGTTGGTATGACAAAAAAAAATGAGTGAGGTCAGGCCTCACTCGTTGTCCTCTTCGTCAGTGTCGTCATCCCAGTCGGTGTCATTTGACTCGGTGTCATCCTCGTCATCCTCGACCTGCTGGTGCTTGCCCTCATCGATGTCTGACTCAACCTGCTCCTTCAAGCGCTCGAGGTCATCCATCAGGTCATCCATCTCTGGTGGGTCAGGATAATCAACCTCAACGCCATCTCCTGCCTCGTGGAGTATTGTCTTCATCGCTGAAAGGAAGTCAGGAGTGAAGCCACGCCTGTGGGGTTCAACCGTGTGGCTCTTCGCACCTGCTGCCTTGGCCAAGCAATCCTTCTCGGTGAACACTGGGAAGGTGTCCTGCTCCCACGCTGACTCGTCATCCTCGAGGAGTGCGCTTGGGTCGGTCATCAGCTTGGCGACATGTGGCTGTGTGCGTCCATCTGCCTCGATGTCCCTGTATCTGAAGTCAAGCTCTCCCTCGAGCGCATCATTGACCGCTTCCCGCAGCTCGATGTCCACTGGGTTGAAGTTGGCTTCCTGCCACCTCTTGAACTCATCGAGCTTCGACTGTCTGTATTCACCTCGTGCCCTGATTTCTGCCATGTTCTCGTTGTGCTCTGCGTTTGGCTCTTCCAACTCTTGGCGCTCCCTCTCGTTGATGTCGCTGACTCGCTCGTTGTGGCGCTCCCACGCTGCCTCGATTTCGCTGAACTGCTCCTCGCAAGCTGTGTGGATGTCATCATTGATGTCCGAGCGCTCCTGTTCCAGCGCTGCAATCTCTGCCTCAATCTCGGTCAGGCGCACATCGTGGCCTTGCTCCTCTTTGTAGGCATCGATAATCTCCTGCTGGTCATCCTCTTCATCCTGCGCTGTGTCGTTTGACTCATCACGCTCTTCCTCATAGCGCTCTTGGATTGGGTCAATGATTTCGTGCCACCTGCTCCTCTCTGCCTCTCGCTCCTCTTCGGTCTTGGTGTTGAACCAAGCTTCCAACTCGTCAGCCTGACTCAAGAAGGCTTCGATGATTGGCTTCAACCAGTCCTCTTTATGATGCTCGAAAATCTCCTCAACGACTTCCTTGCCGACCTTGGCGAAGATGCGCATGATTTCAGGTATCATAATCAAGCTCTCGTCAGAAGTGGCTCTGATGATTTTCAGAAGCTCCTCGAGTATGTTGCGCTCGATGACAGACATTGGGAAGGCATCCAACTCGACCTTTGCCCTGTAGCGCTGGCCACCCTCTGTCTTATACAAGCCACCGTTTGTCTGCTCGCAGAAGTATGCCCACTTGGTGTCCTCTGCCTTGCGTGCCCTCTCGTTGCTGGCTCCAACATCTTCGCACTTCATCGCTTTGTGCCTCAAGATATTCTCGGTGATTTGCTCTGGCCTCACGAACAAGCGCCTTATCCTGACAGAAGCGCAGCTGCCGTAATACTCGAGTGCCTTCTCAATCTGGTTCTTGAAGCTCTCTTGGATGTAGTATCCAGCTGGGTCAAGGTCGCTGATTGTGCACATGTAGATGTCCTGATTGATGTCCACACCAGCTTCCTGAAGCTCCTCGACCAGCTGCTTGGCATAGCTCCTCGACACGCTCCTTGAAGGCTGGCCACCTGCGGTGATGAGAGTCGAGTTAAACAGTTCAGGTATCCACTCGAATGCCTCAAACAGATTTTCCTTCTCAACCGCTATCAGCAGGTTGGAAAATGGGCTGTCCCTGATGAAACTCCTGCGCACATTCTCTTTGGCGCTGACGATGTTCATACCTTCGTATGTCACAAGGCCAGAGTCCACGAGATTTGCCCAAGCAGTGTTTATCGCTCCTGCCACTGAACTTGTCTCACCCATCCGCAGAACATCTTCCACAAGGAATTTTATGTGGGTGTACCAGAAGTGCCTCACATTGCCTTCCTCGAGAGTTGTGCCCTCATCCCTGTAGGCTTCCCATATGACCGCTCTCATAACATCGAGCAGACAGAAATCCAAGCCAGCTCTCCTGCCGTTTGCATCTGGGGGGAACACCTCACAGATTTCCTCATAAGTCATTCCTTCGCTGACAACCTCGATGTCGAGCTGCTGTCCATCCTCGCTCTCGATGACCTCGCATATCGTGGTTATCTGCTTGTCACATTCAATCAAGTTGAACCTCTTGATTGAGCCCTTGTATTCATATTCGATTTTCCGTGTTCTTATTTCCATGTTTCACACCTCATTCTGCTACAACAGTAGCGATACCATAAAGGGTGTAGGGAGTATATAATGATATTGGTATCTCTCATTTATGTGTTCAACCCAAGTGTTTGAGCAGAGAATTTGACCGCTTCACGATGGCCTTTGTTGCCTTGATTTTCTTGCTTGTGCCCATAACCTTCCTTGGCTTCACTTCGACCTTCCGCTTTTGCGCTCTCGCTTTGAATTCTCCCTTTGGCCTTCTGACTTCACCTCTGTGTCGCTGAAGCTCCATAACGGCAAAGGCATGAGCCCACAATCGATAGTTGCCTGTCTGCTTTGCAACCGTGAGCCAAACATCGACATCACGCAATATATGATGAATTTTATTTTGATACACAAATCTTAAAAGCTCCTCTGGAGCTATCTTCAACCGCTCTGAACCAACCTCTCCTCGCAACATCGCTCCAATCAGCTCGAGCTTGTTGCCCTCTTTGTCATCTGCGAATGCTTCCCCATATGCGTCAAAGAAGAGATTGTTCAACAAATCTCGGAAGCTCTCGCTTGACTCCACAACCTTCTTTAAATCCCATGGCTCAATGCCTTCCTCTTCAATGATTTCCTTCGCCAATGAAAGCTTTTGCATGTCTGTCGGTTTTTTCATCTCGAGCTTGAGCGAAATCTTCTGAAGGTCAAGGATGATTTTGTCCATGTCATTGACCAGCAATATCATTGGTTGTTTCAGGAGCTTTGCCTTGGACACGAGGAGCTGCTGGGCGCTCTTCGTGAGGTTGTCTGCTTCGTCAAGTATCGTGAGGCGCTTCTTTTTGTCGAGTCCAGCCACACCAGTGAACTGTATCGCTCTCTTGATTTGTCCCACATTCCGCTCATCGCTTGCGTTCAGCTCGGTGATGGCGCAATCGAAATCAGCAGCAAGACAATGGGAGAGTGTCGTTTTGCCAATTCCAGACCTTCCATGGAGTATTAGGATGGGCAGCGGTGCTCGACCTTTCCAGTGCATTTCCATCCACCTCTTCGCAGCGCTCACGATGTTGCGATTGCCGATGAAATCCTTCAGTGATTTCGGTCGATACATCTCTGTCCAAATCATCCTCGCTTCACCCCTATCTTGCCTGTGTCGAGGTATGCTGTGAGATTGGATTGTTTCAGGCCTGTCATAATCTCCTCGATACTCATGCCGAGCGCTTCGAGGATTGGCTCACTTGGGAGCACAATATGCCTTCTGACATTGTTCGGAATATCGAAGATGACACCGAAGCCTATTGGGTCATCATCCCAATCAAGTGCAACAACATCGGTCTTGGGTTTGCCTTCCACTGTCCCGAGATACACCCAGAAGCTATCCCCACGCTTGTAATTCTTGCCGAGATAGGTGTTGCTGTAATTGGGCGCTCTGACCTGTGGCACATCAGTCTTGTATTCCTTTCGCCACGACATCGGGATTGCCAATTTTTGTGGGTTTATGGTGGCTTCCTCGATGGATTGGATGGCCTTCTTTATCAGAGGTCGCACCTTCTCGACCTTCCCTTCAACGATGAGTTGGAAGAGCTTCTTTTGAAGCGCCTTTGTAAGCCTGCTGCTGTCCCTTCGTTTTGAGTGCGCTCCCTTGATTATCATCCGCTTCTCGATTGGGACATCACGCACATCTTGTCCATCCCAAATCGGCACTTGGATGTATCGCTTTTTTCTGCCCCATTGAAACACGACCTCATTGATTGTTTCGAGCTTGATTTCAAAGTGGTGGCTCTCCGCATTCAATCTGCCAGCAAGCTTCTGGAAGGATTTGTTGATGTGTTTGACGGTCTTGTCGCATGCTCTCTTCAACTTGTCAAGCTCCCAATCTTCAGAGTCTGGGAATGTGAACAGAATTCCATCGGTGTCGCCATACCAGACTTTGAAGCCAGAGCGCTCGAGGATACCAATCACCCAAGCAATCATCATCCTGACAGTGCCTGTAATATCACTGCCGACCTTCCCTGCGTTGAGTCGGAAGTAATCGCTGCCCATTACACCATAGAGAGAGTTGGTGAAGAATTTGAGCACCTCTTGTTCATCCTTCAACTCTGTATATTCATCGCTGTTGTATTCACAAGCGTGCATCCGCTCCCTTAATTGATAGCGCTCGTCAACGAGCTGGTCATAAATTATTGGCACCAATCCTCGTGGCTTTTTGGAATAGCAGCGCCCACTCGGTGCAACGAAGTAATCGCCATCAGGCTTCGGAGATTTGACATATGTTTCCTGCGAATAATTCCCTGTTCTGACAGCGTTTGGATATGCTGTCTTCAAGTCCAAATAAATAGCCTTCCGAATGAGTCCAGTGAAGGCTTCTCCAACCCACCCACCTTTGTCAATGCCTTTGCCCTGCTCGAGTGAGGCAACTGTTGGCAGCACGAGATAGCTATGACATTTGTGAAGGAAGTATGCGTCAGCCAATTTGCTGTTCTGGGCAAACACCTCAATCGAGCTTCCACACTTCTGGCACAAACCGATGAAGAAGCCTGTCAGATTTTTCTTGTCTATGAGTCGGTCAACCAACTCCAAATCTTTGATGTTGTAAATGAGGAGCTTTGCCATGTCTGTCCTGTACAACTCACTGATTGTCGTGCGCTCGACCTTCCCCTCACCAAGCTCCTGTTGTGACACATAATCGAGGTGAAGGTCATCTGGCGTGCCAACATATCGTTTGACATACATCGCAAGCGTGTCCATCCGTGCGAAGTCATCCCAATTTGGACAGGTGAACTTCCTGCTCGGAGTCTTGGCACGCTCTCGCAGATAGTCGAGGTCATAATTGATGTTCCAATTCGTGATAATGTCAGGTGGATTCAATTGGAAGTATTGAGTGATAGCCATGAACAACCGCTTCTCATCCTTGTAGCTCCTCAATTTGATTTTGGCATTCGGATATGCTGCCTTGATTTTGTCATAGTCCACCTTGCTTCCTTCGGTGAACAGAATGGTGTAGGTGTTGCTGGCTTTATCCCATATTCCGACCACCAGCACTTCAGCGGTCGGATACTTGGGCAGAGCGAGTCCAAGCTCATCCTCATTCTCGATGTCCACAATGGCGATGTTCGGTGGTATCGGTTTGCAGTCCAAAGGTTTAATGTCCTTCGGATAAATCACCTCACGGTCTGGCACTTCGATTGTGTGCCAAATCCCATGGTCATATCTCACCCTATCCTCATACAAAATATCAGCCTCATAGGTGATGGGATACTTGTTGCGGATACTCGGCACATTGAATGGAAAATCGACATACACCTTCAACAGTGGATTGTTATCAATGTCCACTCCCTCTTCGACTATCTCGGTGATGCAATTATCGTTTGGAAGCTTCTTTGTCTTTGGAATGTACAAATATGGTCGAGTGCCCTTGAGCACCTTGTGTACACGCTTCCCATCCTCTCCTCGACCGAAGAGATGAACCAGAAGCTCTCCCTTGACTTCATAGCGGATTTTGTAGATGGTGCACTTCATGCTTGCACCCACGAGGCAGAATGGAGCGAGGTGTGAACTTGGAAAAATTCACGGCCATTCCCCTCGAGGTTTGTGCTCATGATTTGCTCGACTTCTCTGCCAACCAAGCAAAGAAGCACTTGAGTTGGAAGAGTGGGTTGCTTCCAACTATGATATAGTGCTCGGTTTGAGCCATGCGAATGATGATTTTCACTTTGGAGCTTCGAGGGATTTTTTCAGAGCGCTTGACCACATCAAAGGTCTTGCTCAATATATCCTGTACACTGAAGCCATTCCAGTACAAATCGTCAATGATTTTGAAAGCACGCTCGACCTCTCCCTTGCCACAAGCCTTTAACAGCTGCTCTATCTGGCCATAATCCACGAAATCGACAAGGCTTTGTATATCGCTGACCTCTATTACATTTGGCTGAAGGGACATCGTATAAAGCAAATTAATGGCCTTCCGCAGTGAGCCTTCCGATACTGCGGCAAGATAGCTTCGTGCGTCAGGCTTCATCTCAATTCCTTCTCCCTTCTCGATGGTGGCGATTGCCGACCTTATGTCATTCAATTCGAGCTGGTGAAATCGAAACACCTGACATCTATTTTGGATGGGTGATATAATTTTATTTGAATTATTTACACTCAATATAAATCGGCAGGTCTTGGCATATTGTTCCATTGGCCTTCGGAGAGCAGCTTGTGCGTCAGGTGTCAGGTTGTCTGCTTCATCGAGGAAGATGAGGTTGAACACCTTCCCGAGCTTTGAGTGAGGCAATCGGGCACTGGTCGCAAACTTCTTTATCTTTGTGCGCACGACATCGATGCCACGCTCATCCGATGCGTTCAGCTCAATCCAATTGTTTTTCCACTCGCTTCCGAAGGCATCCCTTGAGAATGCTTCTGCGCAAGTTGTCTTCCCTATTCCTGCATCACCGACAAAGATGAGGTGTGGCATATTCCTGTCGCCATCCTGTATGGCCTTGACCATATGTTTCAGCCTGCTGACTATGTGGTCTTGTCCAATCACCTCATCCAAGCTTTTTGGCCTGTACTTTTCAATCCATGGTAGATTTTCATCTCTCATTTTCACACCTCGCCTGAATACATTATCGACTCCTCAATACTTAAATCATTCTGATGTAGTGATTACAAGATACTCTGCCCTCAACATTGTGTTATTCCTGACTCGATAAAACACGCTCTCCTCAAGCTCAAGATATGTTCCAAGCTTCGATAAGCCTGTTGTCTTTGGTCGGCAGCTCCCGCAGGTCTGATGTTCCACGAGGATTTCACCCTCAACGAGCACCAGCACTGACGGTGCTTTTGTCTTGTTCTTTGAACTCATCTGTTGCGCAAACAATCCGACCTTCTCAACGCTTAATCCGAATGCCATCAAATCACTCCTCTGGATTTGAGATATTTCACCATCTCTTCCTCTGTTGTGTGTCCATCTCCCATCAGGCCATCTCCCATGCCAAGCTTTGGCGACCATTCGCCACCCACATTCCAGAAGTGAACAGGTGGCTCGAGGTCGTCAAGGTGGTCTATCATCCAACTGAAAGCCTTGGCATCAATGAATTGGTCGCAAGGGAAGTTTGGCCTGTACAGAGCTTTGTCGTTGTAGCTGTATCCATCGTCAACAATTTCAAATGTCCACTTCCTATCCGAGCGCATCAATGGGCTGTTCCTGACATTAATCATCTTCCGAGCATCCGTGAGTATCTTGTCGTGGCGCTTCTTGAAATTGTGAATCAATACACCTTTGACATCGATTGATATGTTGTTCTCCATTATACCTGCGAGCAATCCCGAGAGGATAGTGCCACTGGACACAACCATCACAAGAGTGCCATTGGTGTCGAGTTTATCCTTGACCGCTTCGATGAGCTTCATATGTTCGGTCTTGCTTTCGTTGAGTCGAAGGCCAACAGGCAGATAGCGATAGTTGTCCACACCCTTCCTTCGCAGCCAATCCTTTGCCCAACCTTGAACAATCCTTTGGTGGTGTCCTCGAAGCTCCACCCCTGTGCTGCCGAATGACTTCATCATCTTCCTGTAAAAGTCATCGTGCCCTGTTGGATAAAATCCATAGTGCTTCATATCGAATTGCTCGGCAAAGTATCCGACTCCCCAACCAACACGAGCAATGATTGTGTCTTGGCTCACGACCGTTTTGACTCCCTCTTCCTGAAGCTTCTCGAAGTATGGCACGATGCCTCTGACCTTTGAGAAGTTGGGCATGGGGAATGGGAATGGCAAATCATCTCGGACAACAGTGAATTCCTTCCCTTCCTCTGTCCTGTAATCCTCGAGGGTGGGCATGTCCAATCCGTGTAGCTTGCCTTGGAGCTTCCTGCTGTCCCTCAATTCCAGCTCGATGTCCTGCCGTTTCAATCCACATCACCTACCAAGATTGCGACCGCATTGTCCAATTGCTTTCTGTTCAGGCCAAGCTCTCGCATGAGCTTCTTGTTTGGCTTCTCAAAGAGGTTGAGGAGCGCCTGATTTACCTCACCGACACTGCCATATTTTTCCAGAAGCTTCTCTGCGGTCTTGTCGCCAATAAATGGATAGCTCAAGAGCACTCTCATTGCTCGGTCTTTGTGTGTTGCTGTCGGTCGAGTCGCAACAACCTCGCTCCTGTCTTTGCTATCCCTTGCCTTGTAGTACATTCTCACAATCAACTCGGCAGCTTCTCTCCTGTCTGAACAGAAGATTGGGGGAAATCCTCGAAGGCTACAACTGGCTATCGCTCCAAACAACCGCAGCTTCCTTCGGTTGTATTCCGCTATCTTTTGAGCGCTCGTCAATCGTGGCTTGTAAAACACCTTCTTTTTGATGTCCTTGAACACTTCGGTGATAGGCTTATCGACCAAGAAAAATGCGTGAGGATATTGGGACAATTCTTGGAGCTTCGCAAACAGGTTGCCATTCTCGATTTCATCCCACAAATCTTCGCTCTTCCGCTCGACCGCAAACCCAAACTTTGGGTCAGCATAATCTCCGACCTCGAGCTGAACCACTTTGGCCTTTGAGCCAATGTCAATACTCCCAGCCTTGTCCAGTGATATTTTTTCATTTGCGTCAGGTGCAAACTTCTGGAGCGCTCCCTTCACCAACCTCTTCATCATGTCGTGTTCTCTGTTGTCAATCAATAATGTCATTTTACCATCCTCTGAATTTGGGGCAGGCTTCTCCAACGCACAGCCCATGTTCATTCTTAATCTTCCCACATGTGTCGTGTTTATATTCTGGCACATGGAAATAAATATGTTTGATTTGATAAATCCTTCTCGAGCGGAACATTCTGTCAACCCATCTAAATGTCTCACTCATCTTCTCGAATAGCTCGACCACTTGGCCAAAGCTGTATCCGATTTCCTTGAGCTGAATCACCGTCATTCTCCGAGTTGGATGAGTTGGATTGCGGCTGAACAGGTCGTTGTGTACACACATTCGAGGAATGAGCGCTTTGATAAGCTCGTGGAAGTCATCGTCAGGCACGGATGAATATTCACGAGTGGACACAATCCGCTCTCCCTCGATAAGCTCTTTGTCTGCCGCATACTCGAGTATGTCAATGCCAAACTTCTCGATGAGGTCATCCAAATCCAGCTTCGCTTCGGGCAAATTAGGGATAAAAAGTGTGGGGGCACGAGCATTTTCTATGATTTCGTAAATGGAGTTGTCCACGACCTCTTCAGCCTTGACAGGACAACAGAATGTATCCCCAATCAAATATTGCTTGTGCTTCTCCTCTCTCGCATATCTCGACATTGGGACACGGCACAATCTTCTTGGCTCTTTACACATGCCATCCATCGTGCGAAGCTCGAGCTTGTCCTTGAGCCAATTGTGAACCGCTCGAGTCTTTGCCTTCAGCTCTTCATCGTACAGGTGAACAGAAGGCTTCAATCGAATGAAATGGTGGAAGCCTTTTGAACCAGAGAATGAATTGATAAATGGCAAGCCTTCCTTCTGACAAAACTCGATAAGCTTGATGGTGTCGAGTTGCGCATTTTCAGGCTTCTCTTTGTCATCAAAATCGGTGAACAGATTTCCCACTCTCACGCTCTTGACAGATGGCGGATGAAATCTTTGGTCAAGCTCGGGATAGCTGTTGTGAGAAGTGAAGCAGATAGCTCGACCAGTGTTTGCTTTGAACCACCTCGCAAACTCTTCCCGATTGTACACTGGGGTTTGAATTGGGTCGCCAACCATTCGAGGAAAATCCATGAAGCCATAGGCATCCCATAGCTTGTACAAATCTCCGAGCTTGGCTTTCATCCTTCCCACTCCAATGAATAGACAGGCAGGATTGCCTCTGGTGCAAACTTCCTCTTGAGCTGCGCCAAGCCTTCACTGTCGAGGTCGCTGCCGTCATTAACGAAAGGGAAGCCTATGTCAAGCACTTGTCGGTGGAAATCCCATCTGACATAATCGACCAAATACTTGATGGTGTGAACCGATTTGGAGATGAGGAAGGACACGGTGGAATAGGACAGTGGAGCGCCCACATTAAAAGCCACCATTTCGCCATCCAGCCAGTATCCCCTATGGTATAGGTTGAATTGGGTCATATTCTTGAGGATTTTGGTGTTATATGCGATGTCGTCAAATTCATCGGATTGGCTGTGATACTTCTCGCAAAGCTCAATCGCTCTCGGAAGGTCGGACAATGATAATGGTTTCACCTCAAGCTCCAGACCGAAGTTGCGCACATTGTTGCGAAGCTTCTTGAGTTTGCCACCATGCAATCCCACGACCTTCTCGGTGCTGTTGATGTAATTATTATCGATTTGTTCAATATTAAAACCTTGGAATACAAGTGGATGTATTTTTGTTGATATATTATGTGGAGCAAATAAAATCTCAAGCTCACCAAAGGTCTTGTAGTGGCGCTGAAGAGCTTCATCGATGCGACCTTTCAGGATTGGTGGGACAAGCAGCAAGCCTTCCTCGTTGGTCAAGCGCCACCCATCGAAGTTGATGTCATAGTCTTGACAACACCAAAGCTCTGGTGAGCTGTACCAAAAGTCAAGCTCCGCTTCCTTGAGTGCAGCAGATAGCTGCTTGTAGATTTCCACCGTGAGTTTCATCTCACTCTTCCTTTCTGCTCTTCTTGCCCGATAGGGTGAGTGGTCTGTGTGCTCGAGATTTCTTCAGACCACCCTTGCTCGATTTTCCACCCATGTTAATTCGCTCCCTCGATTTTGACGGTGATGTGCGCTCCGCATCGAGTGCAACCACCGCTCTTCTCTGTTGTTCCTTCGTGAAGCTCCTGTGACAATCTGTTCCAGAGCTTCCTTGCTGTCTTCATGCAACAGGTATTCACTCGCTCACCGCTTGTACTTCATTGGGCTTATGATAACCTTTGCTGTCAGGCTTCCCATCAGGATTTGACCGAAGATTTTGCCACCATCTTCCTCGATGGATAGGTCAATCACCGACTCATCCGTCAGTATAGGCAAGCTCTTGAACTCGATGGTTGGCACGATTGTCTCAACCTCTTCGACCTCTTCTGATTGCGTGTGAGCAAGAAGGCCACCGCTCGATTTCAGTGGCACTTCGTTGGTGAAGATTTCATCCCCTGTCGTTGTCATCTGCTCAAACACAACTCTATCTTCGTTGCGCATGACCTTCAGGATATGGATGCCATCGTCAATCACCTCGAAGGCTTTGACAGGAAGCTTGAATGAATTATCCATCTTCCAGAATTTGTCGATTGCCTTCTTGCCCTTCTCGAACAGGTTGCCACACGATGGGACATTGACCTTTTTGTTGATGCCCTTCCGCTTCCACTTGAAGTCAATATCCTTCTCGTGTCCATCGATAGTGAGTGGAGAGTTTGCGTCAGGGAAGAGGTGGCTTTTGAATGCCACTTCCTCGTCAAACTCCTTGTTCTCCAACAGCACTATAATCGAGTGCATGTCATTGGCGAGAAGCATACCACCCTCGCCAATTGATATGTTCGCTCCTGTCTTGCTGCCCTTGTTTATCTTGTCCCCAAAATCGCACATGCGAGTTAAGTGGGGAAATATCTTGTCTATTTTCATTTGCTATACACCTCTGCAAGTCTTTCATAATCTCTTCTCAATCTCTCTTCTTTGTAGTCGTACACTATGCCCTTGTCATCATATCCGACCGCTCTCACTCCACCGCACCAATCCATCGCCCATGGGCTGTACTTCAGCTTGTTCCATATGACATAGCTGTTCATAAAGATTTCACGGTTGAGGCTTTCAGCCTTCCTCTCAAGAATGTCTGCCCAACCGACTCTTCCACCGCTCTTGACTATTTCACGAGCGAGGGACAGAGTGTTGAAGGTATTAAATCCTGCATCCTTGAAGTAATCCCCTACACCGCAACAAATGTCATCGCTGTTGTATGGGATTGTGTGGAAGTTGAAAGTGCTATGACCTATGCCAGCATCCTGCAATTTGAACCCAAGCTTCTCGAGGAAGAGTGAGCCAACCAATTGCCATTCTGAAGTAGCACGAAACATCTGGTCATAATCGAAGCCTTGAATGTAGAAATTTTCACGGATGCCCGCATTGTGAGCATAGTAGTGGTATGTGTCTGATGTCACATGTGGCGCTCCTGCCTCGAGGCAGGCATCCACATACTGCGGCAAGTGCTCTTCAGTGATGTTGATATAGGCCATTGATGGTTCAATTCTCGGGATAGCTCTGATGCCGACTTCGTTGAGCTGCTTCACTAATTTGAAGCGCTCGGTCGAGGATGGTGCAGCCATCTCAATCTTCCTCGCAATCTTATCATCCACATGAGTTATCGTCACATGGACAGCGATGTTCTTGCCCATCTCGCAAATCTGCTTGAACCACTCTCCCTCTCCGAGCAAAACCGACTTGGTGTTTATCATCATCGGATAGTCGTGGTCATGGATTGTTTTGAGTGCTGTTAAAGCCACCTTCTTTTGCTTCTCGACTGGGATAAAATCTTCAGTCCTAATACCCAGCCTGATTGGTATCCTTCGCTCTATGGCCTTCTTCAACTCACCCTTACAATTGCCTGCCAGTATCTTCTCCAGCTCGTTGGTCACATATTCCTTCGAGGAAGCTCTGACCTTGGCAAGCTCCCAGTTGTCATAGAATGCCGCATACAAGCTCTGTTCAAAGAGCTTTGCGAAGCAATAGATGCACTGGAAGCAAAGGCCACCACTGTACACATCCATGTTCAGTGGCATTGGGCACTCACTCGCTCGGCAGCTGACTTCAAGCATTGAACCGTAATCGCTTGGAAGCTCTCGCTTCTGTTCCTTCCATTCCTCTTCGAGAAGGTCGAAGGTTGCCTGAAGCTCTGCTCTCTTGTGTCGCTCGATTGACCTCAAGTCAGGCTTATCTTTGGCGTGCATTGTCGGGAATAGTGGTTGTTTTGCTGGCATGATTTTGTTGATGTCGATTGACTCGATTTGTTCTTTGACTATGTCCCTTGTTTTGTCACCGACAAACCCTTTCACCCTGCTTTCAATTGTCATTTGTTTCACCTCATAGATGTGCCAACAAGTCTGGCTTCGACTTCCTGCGCTTCCAGATTACCATCCCATCGCTATCCTCACCAGCTGCGTCAATATAAAAGTTGTCATATAAATCTCGCATGCCGTACATTTTTTCATCCACCTCATTCCACAATCGCTTCATGAGTTGATAATCCTTTTTGTTGTACAGAACTGGCGAAGCTTCCACCATGTCCTTCCAGCGCACTTCACCCTTCTCTTTGAGAACAGCGCAAGCGTGTCGGAATGTGAACTTGTTGAAGCCATCTGGCCATATCAGGTCGATGCCGCAACAACTCTCACACGCACTGTCGTATGGCATATTGACCCAATCAGCGCTCGAGGTCGGAATGCCATATGACTTGAACAACTTCATTATCCTTTGTGCGTTGGGCTTCCATGGTTCATCCGCATTGGCCTTCCACATTCGCTCGAAGTCAAACCCTGCCTTCTCGAATTTGACTTTGGCCATTGGCCTTCTGGAGCTGTGATAATTGTAGAATGTAATGTGTTGGCAACCGCTCTCAACCGCTTCCTCTGCATATGCCCGCAGCTCCTCTTCACTGTCATTGATTGTTGGCATTACTGGTTCATGTTTTACAGCAGCCCATATACCACTGTCATTCAAGGTCTTGATGGCCTTCCATCTGGCCTTCGGTGTAGGTGCTTTTGGCTCGAGCTTCCTGATTTTTTCAGGTGTCCCTGCTATGATGGATATGACTGGAGCTGCTTTCATCTCCGAGATTACATCAAAGTATGGCGATTTTGCTGGAAGGTCTGATTTGACGAGTAGTAGAACGGGGTGGTCATAATCCTTGAATAGATTAAGGATTTTCAGTGTTATCTCCTGCTCTCGCTCGATTGGTAGCATGAATGGTTCAGAGCGCACGCCAAGACCGAAGGCAATGCCCATCCGCAGACCGAGTGCTATTTTGTTCTTGGTCTGCTTCTCGGAATAGGCAAGTGCGAGCATCTTCTCATACTGCTTCAAATCAGCTGGGCGCACCGTGTTGGGAGTCCAGTTGTCATAGTAGGCAGGGAAGATAGTGCTTTCAAGCTCTCGACAGAAACAGAAGGTGCAGTGGATACTACACCCATGATAACTGTCGCCACCGAGCGCTTGGGGGCACACATGCTGGTCGCCACGAATGAACATGGGCTGCTTGAACTTCTCGGGAAGCTCTCGCTTGTTGCCATCGGTCTGGCGCTGGAAGTAAAAGTCAAACTCTTTGTCAGGCATTAGTCCTCACCAAGCTCAAGGTCATCGTCATCGTCATCCTCTTCGCTCTCTTCCTCGACCTCTTCAGCTTCCTCGCTTCCTTCCTCGCTTTCTGACTCGTCATCATCCTCTTCTTCAGCTTCCTCTTCTTCACGCTCACGCTCTGCTTGCACCTCATCGTATTGAGCAACGAGATAACCAACTGTCAGGTTGTCCCCTTCCTTCAGTATCCAGATGGGATGCTCTATGTCTTGACCGTACAAGGATATGCTTCCAGAAAGCACCGACATCACTTCAGCGAAGTTGCTGCCAAGGATTATCTCAAATCCCTTCTTGACCTTTGCATCGAGCGGTCGAGCTATTCCTGTTGCATGCGCTTCCATCGAGCCAATCAGTGCAAGGCTTCCCTTTTTGTTGAAGGTCAACCTGACAACCTTGATTTCCTTCTGGCCATACACAAGCGTTGTCGGTGATAGGATTGCGTTGATTTCACTGGCCTTGATTTTGACCTCGCTCCATTCCATCTCGCCAAGCACTGGCAGGTTGTCCTTGACCTTCAACTGTGAGGCATCTTCAATCCTCGCAGCGTCAGCATCGCTGGGGGTGAGTTGAGCTTCATACTTATCACCCTTCAAGTGCACGGTCGTGCCTCTGTGTTGGATGGTAATCTCCTCATCATCACCAAAGAGCTTATTGACCCAATCGACAAGCTCTGCGTCAATGACATATTGACCGCTCTTGCCCGTGAGCTTCAGCTTCTCCGCTTTGCCCCAAGTGAATGCTGTATGGTCGCTGGTAATCCATGACCAAGCAATCGACTTCTTTTTTATGTTCACTTCAGCTATCAGCGGTGAGAACAGTGCTGAACCACCGCTCTCTCTGGCAGTCATCTTGCTGATAAGACCTGCCACCGCTCCTGCTTTGCCTTTCAATTCAAACATTTTTTCACCTCATTACAAATCTCCAAGTTCAATCTCTTCTTCATCGTCATCGCTGTCTTGCTGCTTCTCTGGTGCTCCCTTTGGCTTCTCTGCGCTCTTCGACTTCTTGCCCTTGTACTTCTGCAACCAACTGAAGCTCGGCATCTTAACGCCACGCTTCTTGGTGTCCTTCTTGAGCATCTCACCATACTTCTCGAGGAAGGCTGTGAAGCTCTTCTCGGGAAGCACGAGCTTTGTGAAGTTGTGCGTCAAGCTCCGAAGCTTCCTGCTGTCTGCGAACCATTTGCCTTTGTCATAGTACAGGCGCAGGATAAAGTCCACTCTCGCATCATTGCCCTTCTGACCAGCTGCCACGACCTTCTCGACTTCCATATCACCCTCTTGAAATTTGCGAGTCGTTGGGTGAGCTGTCCATAGTAGATTGTACTCACCTCGAGCTGCTTTGTTTGCAAGCTCATTGTGTAGTGGGTTGATGTTTCGATAGTCCAGCATTTGGTCGAGCGCTGGAAGAGTCTTTTTGCCTCGTGCATAAGCTTCCTCTTGGCGCTCCATCAGGAGCTGAACATATGGTATGCGATAGGTTGCTTCAACATAATCTCGCTGACAGAAATACCAGACACTGCCCATGTTCTCTATGACCAGCCAGCCATCCATTCCTGTTTCAGCTTTATGCTCAATCAGGCGCTGGTCAAAGATTTTGAAAGCATCATAGACCTGCCAGATGTCATCGCACTTCGCATACTGTATGCACTCCTGATACTCGAGAGGAATGATTTGAGAGAAGAGGAGAGGTGCAACACCTTCCTTGTCGCAGTCAATGAAGCAGAGCAGGATTTTATCGAGAGGTATGCCCATCACCTCGTGCATGTGAGTGATTAGTTGTAGGATGAAGTTTGATTTGCCTGACCCAGCCATTCCTTCGAGCTGGATGCGAAGCACATTGAAATCCTTCCCTTTATCCGCTCCTGACACGATGTTCACGCATGACTTCCCTGCCATGCTCTTCTTCAATGAATCAGCGATTGACATTGTTCCTCACCTCTCAATCTTCTCCAAGGTCAATCATTCCACCGTCATCATCGTCATCGTCATCTTCCTTCTTGGGCTTCTTGGTGGGCTTCTTTTTGTCCTTCTTTTTGGGCTTGGGCTTCTCTTCCTCTTCCTCTTCCTCTGCCTCAAGCTCCTCATCATCGTCATCGACCTCTTCGCTGTCCTGCTCTTCCTCTTCCTCATCTCCAGACAGGTCAACCTCGCTCTCATCGTCAAGTGGCTCATCTTCCTCTTCGTCATCCACCTCTTCGACCTGTTCCCTTGGGATTGGAATTATTGGAACAATGACATTCGCTGTCATCCCAACTCTGCCCTCATCATCCTTGTCTATCTGACCCAAGAAGAGCAGTGAGCTTCCTTCAGCATAGAGCACCTGCGATTTGTCCACCATGATGGACAGGCCACCGTGCTTCTTGATGTCCTCAATATCGAGGGAGTCGTCAATGCAGACAAACCTGCCATATGTGTATCCGCTCTGGGATGTCATGACGGCAGCATATGTCACATCTCCTCGAATGAGTCGCATATCGCTCCTGACCTTCTTGTTGCATACATTGAACTCTGCGTCAGCAATCGGCACGACCTTGAAAAGCTCCTGCAAGACCTCATCTGGATTTGCATCCATCTGCTCCTCGCTCTCCTTGAAGTGAGTCAGACCTTCGATTGCTCCAAGCTCAAAGATGCCTTTCACGAGGTCGAGAGTGCATTGCGCTTTGTAGGTCATTCCACGCTCGACTTCCTCGACAAGCTTGGTGTTGTCATCGAACATCACGAGTGAAAAATATTTCAGCTCTTGCTCGGAGTCGGTCGCATCCTCATCGATGCATACACCCAGCCCATAGATGTCAGCCCTGTCGTATGGCTCTTTGCTCTTGTCCTTCGGTGTTATCCTTCTCGGTTTGGTGAAGTCCAAAACCAATAGCTCCATCTCACGACCTCTCCTGACGAGTGGGGTGGTGTGTGTTGCTTTCAATATTCTCAAGGCATGCTCGACCTTCGCATCATCCTCGAAGGATTTCAATACAGGCTTTTTTATAATTGTCTTCAATTCCTTCGTGAGTTCATCCATTACTTCTTTTGTCTTCCTGCCTGATGCTTCGGCAAGTGCCTTTGCCCAGTTTTTAAGCTCTGCGGCTTGCTTCTTTTTTATTTTCATTCTTTCACATCTCCTGTCTTTTTGAGAGTGTCCATTTCAGCCTTGGGGAATTCAAATATCAAAAAGGTCGTGTCGTGTGTTTCAGCTTTTGATACTCGCTTTGGCTCGGGATAGTGCACTGGGCTTCCAAATATGTCCCTGAAAGCCTGTGGCACTTTCAAGTATCCGAGCTTGCGCTGAATGACATTCTCGATGCTCAATTGTTCTCTATCAGTTATTGGTGTCATTAACATCTTCTCGAACACTCCTGCCTTGCGGCAATTCTCCGATAAGGTTGTTTAAGTTTTTAAAGCTTTCTGGGGTTCAATCAGCCTTCTTCAACCACTTGGGAAGCTTCTTGAGTTTAATCATCGGTGCTGTGCCCTGATATGACCGCTCAAATAATCCTTCATCTTCCATCTTCCTGACTCGCTGGGATGCAGTTTTTTTGCTGACATTCCAATAATCTGAATGCGATAGCGTGCGGATGAAATCAGCTCTCTTAATTGTATCACCATCCTTCCGCTTCAGCTTCTTGATAGTGCTCTTGTAGAGTCGCACTGCCTCGCTCACCTGCATCTTCCAAACTCGCTGGTGGTCTTTGGGTGGCGCAATCCCTTCCTCGAGAAGTCCAATCAGCTGCTTCCAGACTGGCATCACATAATTCTTGGCATAGCCTACATCTTCAAGCTTGAGCGTGTCATCGAGTCGGAGAAGCATATGATGCCAAGCCAATCGCCATATGTGTTCAATCCATCGCTGGCTGAACTCTTCGAGCTTCCTGCGAGGATATTCAGCGATGCCCTCGAATTGTACAAAGAATTCATCGACCAATCGAACAAGGATTTTGAGCGCTTCAGGTTGAACCTTGACCACGATTTTATCCTTGCCCATCCAATACTCGTTGACATACTTCAACCGCTTGGCGAGGTCTGACATGCCTTGCTTCTTGTCCACCTTGCTTTCCAGCAGGCCTGTAAGCTCCTTGGCCACCTCAATCCTATCTTCTGTTGTGAACTCGTTGTACAGGATTACCATGCGCTGAAGAAATCCTCGCTTGACGATGGTGTCATAAAAACTGTCAGGTGGATAGGACATCAGCATGAGTGAGCAATCGGGATTAAATTCAATCCACTCTCCATGCGCAAGCTTCTTGGTGAGCTTGTTGTCCTCTGTGTCCATCGTATTGAGGGCAATCTGATAGTACAGCATAGCATTTTTCTTGTACTCATTCTGAATTCCACTGAACAGAATATCTGCCTCATTCATTGCGATGATGTTCGCAATCGGTCTGTCTGGGTCATCCTCGTCAAAGGTTGGGTCAAGTACACCTCTCTCAATCCTGCTCACGACCTCGATGCCCTTCTTTTCAGGATTGTATTCTTTGACCTCATCGCTTGTACCAATGAGAGCAGCGTCAGTTATCTCGGTGATGACACAATAGTTGAGCCCAAGCGCTCGAGCAACTTGTGCCATGAAATTGAATCCACGACCGCCACCGCTCCCTGATGGCTTGAAGAAGCAACCTGAAATCCGCAGGTCGAGGTCATTTGCTCCGACATGAATGCGAAGCTTCTTGACCGCAGGGAGCTGACCAATGATACAATGTAGCGTCAGCTCTGCGAAGTTGGGCTGTCGTTTGACTCGCTCCTCGAATAATGATACATACAATTTTATTAAATTCTGTCCAAAAAATTCCTTGCGTTGTTTCGGTGTAGGTGGATTGCTCCACTTGGGCATATGCTCTTGCCACTTCAAGCGCTCACGCTCCTCTCAAAAGAATGCCTCATCCACTTGTCTGGGCTTCCGCTTTGGCTTGTTATCTTCATCGTCATCTGCGACCACTCCTGCTTCCTCGAGCTTCTTTGCCTCGAAGTATTGCCACTTGGCAACCTTTGTCCTGAAAAAGCACGACTCGACATCACCGCATCGCTTGGGCTTCCCTTCTTCATCCTTCCAATAATCGCACTCGGTCGAGGAGCTGACCTTGATGCCGTGCTTCCAGCACTCTATTATCGCCATGGCTATCCTGCGAGAGAGGGAGATACTTTCAAGGGTGTATATTCCTTTCTGGCGCTCCCAATCGTGCTAAATATGGCCAGTTTAACCACTTTTACGGTGGAGTCTTTGGCGCTGGAGCTTTCGGTTGTACAGGCTTCTGCTTCTTGGCAGCTGCCTCTTCCTGCTTCCTTATCTCCTCGACCTCTGCCAAATCCTCTGGCGTGATGGCAAAGGTCTTGGAGATGAAGAAGCTCAACCTATCGATAAGGCTGCGCTGCTCTGCCATGATTTGTTTGTTCATCCTGTTCTGGCGCTCCAGCTCCATTATCCTCTTCCATGCACAAACCTCGCATCGACAAGTGTCTGGGTGCGGTGCTGTCGTGAATTGTTTGCAACCGCACTTCGTGCATCGACCATTCCTGCGGTGCTTCTTGTTTGGATGCCCGCAAATGCATAGCTCCTCTTTTTTGTTGACTGTTTCCATATCATTCCTCTCCTGCTATCAATCCCTGCTCAACCAGTAGGTCATACTGATTGCAAACGCTCCTGACATCGCAGTAGGGACAGCGTTTGACATATCCTTTGCGCTTCTCGATTGAGTGCTTCAACCTCTCGCTCTCTTTGTCGATGTTCTCAATATGCATCTTCGCTTCCTCGAGGGTGTCATACACTCGCACTGCGCTCTTCCTTCCTTCCTTCTTCACGGCAAAAGTGTCCTTGTCCTTCCAAAGCTCCTCATCTGTACAGAAGGGCAAGTCAGCATCAGGAAGCTCTTCAGCTTCCGCTATCGCTTCGAGCTTGGTGGCAATGAAATCCCTTGTGAAGTCTGGGTGGTATAGGTCGATGTCCATATGAGCAACTCGAATGGGTGGATAATCCTTGTGCCTATTCATGTCAGCTTTTTTCCAATCGGTGAACACCAGACATATCTCTGCATGCTTGTCAACCGTGATGGCTTCTCGCTCGACCATCTCACCCTCATCCATTGCCCATCCATCTCGCTCGAGGAGATAGCGATAAATCGACAGCTGAAGCTTCCACTCCTCTGCGCTGCTTCCATAGATGGCATTCCAGACCGAAGTTGACTTGATATCAATGATGCGAAATCGACCACCACCAATGTCTTTGAGCATATCGAATTTTCCTGACACCTTCCTCTTGTCAACAAGCGCAATCACTCGCTGCTCTTGGGTGATGCGTGGCATATCGACCTGCTCGAAGCTTGCGTGAAGTGCGCTCCCATACCTTCTGGCTATGAGGTCAGCCAAATCGACCTCGAGCGAGTCGAAGTGTCGTGCCTTCAAAACGATTTGGCGAGGTGGCGAGAGAAGGCCAGTTGCTGACACTATTCCCTCGAGATAATCATAGTCATCATACTCGAGCCACAGCCTCAAGTAGTCAGGAAGGTCGTGTTGGTTTGTGTATTTCATTCGGTCAGCTCCGTGCCACAAGCTGGGCATGGTATCCCACTGTCTGTGTAATCCTCTGTCAAGTCCATCTTCCCACCTCAATAGGTCGATTGGTCTTCACAACCGTCATATCCAGTGAACAGGTCGTGGTCTGGGTCATAGGTCTTGCGCCAGCTCCCGCACTGCGCTATTGTGCCGCTGGCAATCTCTTCCTCGAAGGATTTGATATGCTCTTCATTAATTAGCTCGATTGAGCCACCGCAGACCGCACACACGATTTCCTCGCCAACAATTGGCTTGCGCAATCGCTTCCATGCGTGCCGATAAACCTCTTTGTTGCCGAGATTGCATTCAAGCACTCGTTGGTAGCAAGTGCCGACAGGGAAGTTGTACAACCCTGTCTTGCCATCGGCCAAATTCTTGTAGCCAACTCTTGCCACATTGTATCCTTCGGTCATCCCCTGTACAAACTCGACTCCAATGATTTGTAGCAGCTCCAGACCGAGCAGGATGATTTCACCTGCCTGCATATCTCTGGCGGTGATGTTTTTCACTCTCGCTGTATCAACCTTGTGGTTGGGCACATCTGGTATCTCGACCAGCTCAATTTTCTTGATGTCCATCTTCTCGACACTCCTGTTTTGGTTGTCGGCACGGTCAAGACATCCGTGCCAGAGGTTGGAGATTGGCAATGCCACCTTCCTGCATGGGCAGAAATCCTCTGGCAGATGATGTTCCCGCAATGCCCTGTTTGCATCCCAAAGACGCATCCCATCATTGCGGGCAGCTCAATACTCGAGTTTGGTCTGGTGAGTTTCACACAGGGCAAGTTTTTTCGACTCCATTATCCAATGAAGTCATTTGTATCCTGCGTCATTGCGCTATCTTCTCTTGCTGTCACCCTCGAGGAGCACGAGCGCTGCGCAGCTTTCGGATTTGTCCCCATGCCGACAACTCCAGCTGACCTTATCGATGTTTAAGGTTTTAAAGCTTTCTGGGGGAAGGGAAGAGATAGAAAAATCAATAAAAAAAGGCAGCCAGACCAAAGCCTGACTGCCCGAAGTTGCCGTGAGTTTGGAAGCCTACAGCCACCCCTCATCGTGACAGAAAGGGCACTGGTCATCCGTGATGTCTGGCTTGTGGTGGTCGTTGTGCGTGTTCTCCCACCCTGCTCGCTCGAAGCAAGCTGGGCAGAGCTTTGATTGGCTGTTTCCATCGCCATTCTCCCTCGTGAGCTTGCCGCACTCGGTGCAGTTGAAGCAACCGCTCCCTGTCTGAAATCTGCTGTTGCGCTCCCTGCTCATGCTCCCACCTCGCTCTCTGCCATCCTGTACCACTTGTTCGTGTCGTACAGATACTGGCCAAAGGCATGGTATATCCGTGCCTTGCTCGGTGGTGTAAGGTCTTTGTGCACGAAGTTTTGCCTGCCACCATTCAGCTCCTGCCAAGCCACTGCCTCACCGCTCTCGTCATTCAGGTAAACACGGTGGCTTCCGCTCCTGCCTGCCTTCCAAAAGTTGACCTTCCAGTTGTTGGCCTTGGCCAGCTCCTCGAGGGTGGAAAAAAAGCGCTGCTCGAATGCCCTGTGTGTTGTTGGTGTTGGGGAGTCGAACAGCGTGTCATCGAACAGGTCAGGGAATGCCCATGGCCTGTCCATCTGCTCATAGGTGGCCTTGTTCACGCTATCACCTCAAAATGATTAGGCATGCTGGATTTGTAAACCTTCAGTCCAGCTGCCTCTGCATTTGCGATTATCTCTTGCGCTTCCTCTGTTGTGACGAGGGACATCATGACGCCATTCTTCCAGAACTGTGTCTTGTTCATTCTGGCCACCCCATTTCCTTCCATGCCTCTGCTTCGAGCTTCCTGCTGTAATCCTTGTCTGCCTGCGTGGGATAAGAGAGCAGGTGTTTCAACCTGCCCTCATAGTGTCCCTCTGGCTTGAGGTCATAGCACCTCACCCAGCGCTTGTGCCCGACTCTGTACATGTCAACCACGATGGTTGAGCTTCCCTTGTACTTCTGGATTGGTGGCTGGCCTGTCACAACCGACACCTTGACGATTTCCACATCCATCTTCCTGTCGCCATGCTCACTGGCATCGCTCTCTCCGAGCACCTTGACCGTGTAGATTACTCCACTGGTGAAGGATAGCTCGAAGTATCGCTGGCCAGAGATGTAGAGCTTCCAAAAGTCCTTCTCGCTCTGGGCTGCTGCCTCGAGGCAGGCTGCGGTCAAATCAACTATCTCACTTCCAAGCTCCTGTTGAGCTTCCATCTGTGTTTCCAAATCCATATTTCACACCTCACTTGGCAACTTCGTTGCCATAGGTATATTATTTTGTCTGTACATAAAACCTTCGGCACAATTTAGCCACGAATGTCAGAATGAAAATATATCTGTCAGGAAAAATAAAAAATGGAAAGGGTGAGGTTTTTCAACCTCATTTTTTGGCATGTTGTTCATCGCTCTTCAACACTTCCTTGAGCGCCCAAGCCTTTGCCTTTTTGCGTGTGGCAAAGCAGAGTCTGCGCACGAGCTTGTACATGCGCTTCTCCTTGTAGTGCCGATAAATCCCACAGACATAGTGCTTGTCGTTGCCATGCCGACAGGTGCACTTCTCTGTTGTCCAGAAGTATCGGCTGCCACGCCAGTCAGTGTAGTATCGATAGTGTGGCTGTCTTGGTGCTGGAAAGTATCGAGCGAGCATGTTGTTTAACTCATTGAGTACTGGGTCATTGCCCATGGCTTCACACCTCGCTTGACGCTTTGGCTCTCGCCATACCTATATAGCGTTATAAGACAAAATGATTTTCGCACTTTTTTTGACGAAATTGGCCAATTTTGAGCACAAAACCCATAGTGACAAATAAATATTATTGATGGGATATAATGGGATTTCCAGCGCCAGAAATATTGATAAGGTCGGTCAACGATATATTCTTTTGCTCTGGAGCGCTCGGCATGGCTAAAAATTATTGTTCTACATTAGAGCAAGGCACTGCATTCGAGTATTGGGTGTTTGATGTCTTGCGACCTTACACAACGAGGTTGGATGCTACCAAGCATAATGGTAATCCCGACCTCTATTTCAAGCTTAACAACCACGTGGTGCTACTCGAGTGCAAGTGTTTCCAATTCCGTGAAAAAACTGGCAAGCGCCCACGCTATATCGTGCTGCGACCGAGTCAAATCAAAGCACTGCGGTCAATGAAGCAAGGTCTGGGTGGGGAGAATGAAATATATATTATTTGTGGGATTTTATTCAGTGGGTATGATGTGATGCCATTCACCTTCGAGCTTGAGGAAGGATTGAGGCATGCGAAGAGGTGGAAGGATGCACAGAAGCGCAAGTTTATCCCAATGGATTGGATTATCAAACAACTGACTCTCCGAGATTGGATGACCGAGAAGTTTGGAGTTGACGGTGCGAATATTCAGATGCCCGAGTTCAGAGCATACTTGAGGAGATGACGATGAAGCGAGTTTATGTTGCAGGAGCTTTCAGCCCTGCGCCAGAGCTGACGAGGAGCGATGCGTGTATGGATGTGTTCAACAATATGCGCAAGGGAATTGATGCTTGTATCGACCTATTGATTGAAGGCTTCCATCCTTTCTGTCCATGGCTTGACTATCACTATGTGCTTGGATTTCGAGGAGCTGCTATCACTGACGAGATGCTGTATGCCATGAGCTTGGAATGGCTCGATGTGAGTGATGCGGTGTATGTCCTCGAGGGAAGCGAGCAATCATTGGGTACAAAGCGAGAGATTGAGAGAGCGCACGAGCTTGGCATACCTGTCTATTACAACCGCAATGACCTAATGGCTCTGACAGATAAATAAATAATGGGGTTGGGATATTAACCTGCTATGAGCGAGAGTGTGATGAATGGCAATTGGCTGCTGGAGAAGGCTATGAGCGAGATGTTTGACGAGGGAGAGCTTGAGTGCCCACGATGTCATCAGCACGAGGTCGAGGTGGATGACCTTGGCGACCTGTTGGTGTGTATCTGTCAGGTGTGCGGATGGATGTGGGTTGAGGATGAGGAAGAGGTTGAGCAATCACTGGCTCCAGTGTTCAGACAAAAAGACCTGATGGGTTGGAAGCCTGTGGGTGAGTTGTATGGCATGCTGTCCCACTTGTAAGACCAAGAGAGGAATGCCTGTGAGGTTGGTCGCAACGCTCGAGGATGGCGTGGAACATTGTATGGCTTGCGGGAAGGATTACAGAGTGAAGGATGATGTGGTGGTGTTGCCGTGAGTCGCACCTATCGAGAGAACAAACATGGGAAGCATATCAAGAAGCGTGCGAGGAAGCTTGGAAGGAAGGGAAGGCAACAGGAGAAGGATTGGAGCAGGTATTGATGTGTCGCAGAGGTAATGTGACAGAAGTATCGATTGATGGCGTGGTTGTCGAGGTGGAGCTGACAGAGAAGCCTGCCCAATGATTTCCCTCGTTTAAAGCTCTGTTCAAGGCACTGTAATTAAAAACTCTATTGATTGAATGTTTCACGCAAATCACACTTTTCACAATGAACAACAACCACCACACACCCACCATTGCGGCAGCGTTAATCTGCGAAATCGGTTAATCTGGTAAAACTGAAAGTGCACTATATCGGAGATATAGGTTGTGGGAGCTGCCAACCGCTCCCAGCGACCTTCTGGAAGGTTAATCTGGAAGTGCCGTGCTCGTGCTGTAGGA